GTAGACTTTATCTTATCAACATTTGTATATTTTTCATTTCCATATTTCAATAACTTGGTCGATTTGACTTTTTTATTATAATCATTATGCTTACTATAATGATCCACTCCATATTTTTCTAACAAAGATTTCTTTAATGCATCTTTGGTTTTCTCTGTGGTCATAGGATGACCACCATACTTCTCAATACAAGTCTGTTTGGTTTTGTTGATTCTAATTGTATTTAGATCTATATCATTAGTTGAACACTTCTTACTACAATAAGTCCTAGGCCTTGACACCCTACAATCAAATACAGTTTTACAAACTTTACATTCTATAGAAAGCCATCTGGTGTTATCTTTTTTTCTAGGCATAATTATCCTTAGTGTTAAACACTGTATAATTATTATTAATTTTTACATAAATGTCAAATATTTTTAAATTATAAAATATTTATATATGAAAACAATCTTGTATTGATTTTATTAATATAAATAAGGAGACAACAATATGGCAGATATACTAAATAGCAACGAAATATTCTTCACGAATTTCGAGACAAAAACAAAGAATCGTTTTATTTTATATTGTGATGGTATCCCAAGCTTTCTTGTAAGAAAGGTAAAGAGACCAACAGTAAAAAGCGAAAAGAAAACTCTTGACCACATCAATATTCAACGTTACTACAAGGGAAAAACCACTTGGGACGATATTACGATGGAACTTTATGATCCAATCGTTCCTTCTGGTGCTCAAGCAGTAATGGAATGGGTTCGTTTAAGTCACGAATCTGTAACCGGACGTGATGGATATAGCGATTTCTATAAGAAAGATTTGACTATCAACGTTCTTGGACCTGTCGGTGACAAGGTAGAAGAATGGACACTAAAGGGTGCATTTATTACCCAAGCTGATTTCGGTGAAGGTGATTGGACAGACAGTGGTGAACCTCTTGTAATTGGCGTTACTTTGAGTGTTGACTATTGTATTCTCCAATATTAATATTATATATTCCTTATTTAACCCCACCAATAAAACGGTGGGGTTTTTTGTTTTTAACTATATTTATAGTATATGGAAAAAGAACCAACACGATTGTTTGTCAGAAGAATCTTAAAAATGCTTCAAGAAAAAGATGGTGCAGACGCCGAAGCTACTAAGGTTCAACAAGCTTTGTTAAAACTTAGAACAAAACAAAAAACACTCGCTGATAAAGAACTTACGGATACAAAGAAACAAAAATCAATCGCCGATGCGTCTAAAAAACCGGAAGAAAAGAAAAATGCAGAACTAAAAGTGCAAGATGCAGAGAAAAAGAAAAAAGAGGCGGATGGTAATTTGAAGGCCGCAAAAACGACCTATTTCTAAAATAAAATAACTAAAAATTTTATAGCGGTAATATATATTGTTATAATAATCAGTTATTTTTAATGTTATGGATGACAATTTCATAGTTCCTATCTCAAGACAATCTAATCAGTCAAATACACCTCCTCCACAATCAAAGAAGGAGTCAACTACATATCCAACTGAAATTATTGACCTTCCAAGCGGCGGTCATTTCTATCCAACCGGACATCCATTAAGTTCCGGTAATATAGAAATGAAGTTAATGACCGCTAAAGAAGAAGATATTTTGATGAACCAAAACCTTATCAAAAAAGGTATTGTTTTGGATAAATTGATTGAGAATCTAATTGTAGATAAATCAATTAAGATTGACGATATTCTATTGTGTGATAAAAATGCTTTGTATATTGCTGCCAGAAGATTGGCATACGGTGATAGTTATGGACCTGTAGAAGTTAAATGCCAAAAGTGTGGTGAAACTAACCAACCTACTATAAATCTTGCAGAAATCAAGATTAAAGATTTGGATTTATCAAAGTTTCCAAATGGAGAAAACAAATTCGAATATACCTTACCATACAGTAAAAAAACAATTACTTTCAAGTTATTAACTCACAATGATGACAAATTGATTGATGGTGAGTTAAAAACATCGGCTAAATTGTATAAAAATAACGGATCTGTTGAACTTACCACAAGACTTAAATATATTATCACTTCTGTTGACGGAAACGAAGACAAGGCCGAAATTAGAAAATTTGTAGAAAACGAATTGACATCTAGAGACAGCCTGTCACTTCGCACTTATATTAAGGAAATATCTCCCGAAGTTGATTCTAGTTTCAATTTTGTTTGTGAACACTGTGGTGCTGAAGAAAGGATGGGTATACCGATTACGGTATCCTTTTTTTGGCCTAACTCCACAGTATAAAGTCCAACTCCACGAAGAAATATTCAGCTTAGCTTATTATAGTGAGGGTGCATTTACGCAAGATATTGTGTATAATTTACCCGTTCACTTAAGAATGTTTTATTTAAATCTTTTGCTCAAAACAAAAGAAAAAGAACAAGAACAGATAAACAAATCATCATCTGGCCCATCATCTAAAATAAGGTCAAAAAGATAATTATCCATATATTTATATTGTATAATATATGGCAGTAACACCTACAATAGATCCGTCAAGTTTAACAACCGTAGAAGAAATATCTAAAGCATTTAAAAAGATTGTTATTGAAGCAGATGCTTTGAAGGGTGTTCAATCAGGTCTTATAAATCAATACGATGCTATCGTAGATAAAGCCAAACAACTTAAAACAGAGACGGCGAGAACTGTTGCTTTACAAGAATTACAAGAAATTGCTGCAAAAAGAGTTTCTGATTTAAACGCATTGGGGGCTTTAGCAAGTCAAACTGAAGCATTACACAGAGCTGCGGCAACGGCCGTTAGCACAGGTGCATCTAAAGAAATTCAAGATGCTTTAAATCAACAGTATTTACAATATAGAGCTCAATCCGAAATTTTGCGAAATACTTTGGGTATTACCGGGGATATTTTAGTAACTTCAGGATCGGATTTGATCGTTAACCAAGCAATTACAGATGAGATTAAAAAAAGATTGATTGAATCTAGAGAATTGGAAGAACATCTACGAAAACAAAAAGAAGCGGTTGAAAATACAAAACGTCAGTGGCAGGCAATTGGAAAAGAATTGACCGGAATAGAGTTCAAATCATTTAATCTCTTGGATATAATGTTAGGGGTCGCAAAACAAATGACGGCGATTGAAACCGCTGCAGAATCATTCAGAAAAGAAATGGGTCTATTAGGATCTGAGGGATCATTTTTCCAAAAGTCAACGGCTGATATTCTTTCTAAATATGCAAGTCTTGGTGTAACTGCGGAAGATGTTTACAAAACACAAATTGGTTTCGCAAAAGCATTGGGGTCATCTAATCTTTTAACAAAAGATATGATGGAGGAATTTACGTTGATGAGCACCAGTTTAGGTATATCTGGCGAAGAATCCGGTAAAATTTCAAAATCATTTGCGGGAATCACACAAAGTAGTCTATCTTCTCAAAAATCCGCAATGTTATTTGCAAAGTCTTTATCTAATGCAGCAAAAGTTCCTTTGTCTGATGTAATGAAAGATCTTGCAAGTTTATCTGAGAGTGTAAGACTTATATTTAGAGGATCTTCTTCTCAATTAGTAAAACAAACAGTTGAAGCAAGAAGATTGGGATTGACTATAAACGATGTTGCTTCATCTGCGGAAAAACTTTTAAACTTTCAAGAATCAATTAATGCTGAAATAGAAGCAAGTGTAATGTTGGGTAAAAACATATCCTTCAATGATGCTAGAGTGTTATCATATAGAGGTGATATGTTGGGTGCTACAAAAAGTGTATTGGAAACATTAAAGAAAACAGTGGATTTACATAAAGTAGATTACTTCACATTAAAATCGATTGCAGAGGCATCTGGATTATCAGTTGCAAGCTTACAAGAATCTATACAAATACAGAAAGATTTGAATCTTTTAAGATATAACGGAACCGAAGAACAAAGAAAAATGGTAGCAGAATATGAAGAAATGAACCGCATTTCTGAAGATGGAATGAAAACAGAAGCTGACAGAGCTGCGGCCAGATTAAAAGAAATTAGTAATCTTGCAATTCAAAAACAATTGCAGGCAGAGATAAACCAAATGCTTTCTGCGTTGGGTGAAATATTAATGCCGGTCATAACTGGAATGAGAACTATTTTTGAATACATACACAAGATTCCACCATCTATTCGAAACTGGGTAGTTGGAATTGGTGCGGTTATTTTTGTTATTGCAAAATTGACAGGCGCATTTACTGCATTGGGAACAACTGCATCAGTATCAATATCATCAATAATAACCGCAATAGGAACTGCAATAAGTGCATCAATTACCGCCGTATCTACTGCAATTGCCGGTGCAATAGCAGCAATTTCGGTGCCACTTGGCGCATTGGGAGCAGCTGCACCTGAACTTGGTTTGGGATTGGCAATACTAGGCGGTCTAGCACTTGTTTTCATCGGATTTGCATATTCCGCTAAACTTGCTGCCGAAGCATTAAAAATATTAGTTGAATCTTTTTCACAAGCAACCGCATTAGATTTTAGTAAGGTTGGAGAATTTGTTTATGCAATTCATAGAGTAGGCACAGCTTTAGGTGGTTTTGGTATCGGAAGTATATTTGGGGCGGCTGGACAAGCGGGATTTTTAGTTCAATTATACGCATTAAATAAAATTGTTCCTCCGCTCGCTACAAGTATGACGTTACTTGCGGATTCATTTTCAAGGTTTGTTCAATCTGTTCAATCTGTAGATGTTAAAAAATTAAAGGAAATTCGTGAAAGTTTAGGAGAATTTAAATCTAAAGATGTTAAAGTATTAGAAGCATTGGGAAATTTAAAAACAAATATTTCCGCTGGAATAGAAGGTGGGGAAGTTAAGAGTAAAGAATCTGCTAATACTGCTATGGCTGAAACCATCAAAAGTGCGGTTGTGGAAGGAATGAGACAAGTCAAGATTAGTATTTCTATGGACGGCAAAGTTGTTGGCACTGGAATTGCATCGGCACTTTCTTTTAATGAACCTGCAAGTGCATATACAATCGGAACAAAACAAGGAGCTTTCAAATAACATATGGCAAATGAAAATAACATAGATGGATTGATCACGACAAACAATCCACAAATTCCGGCAAATGGTCTAGTATTTCCTAGATCATACAGTTCTACGCCGTCTCCAAATAGAATACTTTCTTTATTTGATGCTAACAGTGCTACACTATATACAAAATTTGGGTATTATGAAGCTGCTGGTTCAGGCAGAGGATCTGTAACACAACAACCATTCTTTGCTGTCAATCCTAACAATGAAGAAGTTGGCCCTTTGCGTTCTTTTACGAGAATAAATGCCAGAAAAATAAATGACGATAGAAATTTTCCTATAGCATCCACAGACGAAGATATCATAAGAATTAGAAAATTTTTAAGATCTAGTGAAGGAACTCGTTTTATTGTAAAACAAACGTTATTACAAGGATTTCAAAAATTCAACGAAACTAAAATATACAATCCTCTATCTCCTATAATTGCAGTAACCAGACCGGGAACTTTAGGATTGTCGTCAAGACCAACCAGATTTATTGAACCTACGTTGGGAGGACTTTTGGGTGCAGTTGGATTGTCTGCAATATCATCTTTGATTGGCGGTGGCAACCCAACCCCACCTGCCGGAACAGCGACGGGTCAACCTGCTAATTTTTTAAATTCGATAAATCCATTTAGTTCAAGACTTCCTGGTGCATTACCAATAAACCACCAAGACGGCGGTAAAGGTTTGACGAGAGGTGCTACTGCAACTGAAGCTTACAAGAAGTTTACTGATTATTGGGCACCTAGAAATAAAGGATTATTGGGCAGATTTTTAGATATTGGAAATTACATCCGTGCTAATACGTTGTTGGGATCTTTGTTACCTGTAGGACAACCATCAGGGACAATATATAAAGCGGATGAAAATTCTTATGACTTAATGATTAAAAATGGAGTTATAAGAGACAAATATACATCACCTGGGCTATTTGGCAGAATTAAAAGTTTTTTCCTTGGAAGTTCTCCTAAAATTCCTAGATTTGTTTGGGTAGATAAAGATGGTAATCAACAATATGGATTGAGACAAAAATGGTCTAACTATGTAAAAGTTGATAATGGCGGAAAGAGTAAAATCGCTTACGAATATTCAAACGTTGATCAAGATGGAAATCTATTACCATCACAAAAAAAAGAAGTTACAAGTTTTTATAAGTATAATGGAATTGTTCAATCACCGTCCAATCAAAAAAGTTCATTCGGCGATTTGGGAGAAGAAGGATCAGGATATTACACTTCCGTAACGCAAGAACAATCAGAAATTTTAGCAAATTATGATAAATACATAAATAATATCCGTGGCACAAATCCAAGTGGTATAGGTGCATATCCAACGAAATTAGATAATAGAAATGATCCTCAGGTTCAATTAATGGATGTTCAATCGGACCCTTCTGGAGTTTCTAACCTACCAAGTAATTCGTGGCAAAGATTAAAAAATCAAAAAACAACGGCGGGAAAAGACGGACTTTCTCCACAATCATCTGATTCAATTATAACTGATGAAGAATTTACAGATTCTACTTATATAAAACGATTTAAAGATATAAAAGAACAACTATTATCATCAAAAGATGGGAAAAAATTGGACACGTCAATAGCTGATCCGATAAATACATCAGATGTTATAAACGATATAACCGATTTAAAAGATAGGGATCTAATAAGATTCTGGTTTTATGATATTGCTAATAGCAAGTATATACCATTTAGAGCAACAATGAAAGTAATGAATGAAAGATATACTAGTGACTGGGACAATTTCCAGTATATTGGAAATGCTGATAAAGTATATAATTATAAAGGATTTACACGATCATTGTCTTTTTCGTTTTCGGTTGTTTGTATGAGTATTAAAGAATTACAACCAATGTGGACACGAATAAATTATTTGCTTGGTTTATCTAAACCTGCTAAATATTTTAATAATCAGTTTATCGTTCCACCATTGATTAAAATAACTATTGGCGATATGTATGTTAACCAACCTGTGGTTATTACTAATATGGGATTAGCTATACCTGATAATGCAACATGGGAAACACTTCCGGCTGATTATAAAGGCAAGTATAATTTGAAAAATGGAACTCTGTTAACTGATGATTCATTTGCTCAAATGCCTATGGAAGCTGACATAACAATAGATTGTAATTTATTAGAAACTAAAAAACCTCAAGTTGGGGAGATGAATAATTTTGGATGGGAGAAGATAACGACAAAACAATTTGCGAATGATGTTAATATAAATGAAAATAATTTAACGACCGCTTAATTATGAACAGATATGATTATACAACTGTAGGTAAAAGATGGGACGGAAAAAATGTTTATAGAACATTGATATATCCTGTTATTCCAGAATCTGATTCTGATATATATATCACTGTATCAGATAATGATTACTTGGATGCATTGGCATACCAATATTACAAAGATACTAGCTTATGGTGGATTATTGCGGTTGCAAATAATCTAGGCAAAGGAAAATTGAGTTTGGATGTAACAAAACAACTTAGAATTCCTACAAATATAACATCAATATTACAAAGTTTTAAATTAGCAAATTCATAATTATGTCATCTGAACGTCCATGGGAATCCGGTCCATTTCAGCCTTGGGTAGTCCAAGAATTAAATAATCGAGTTAATTACTTATCTAATGGTATTCGCCAACTCCCATCAACTACTAGTATAAATTATTTATCTGGCCCAAGAAGACATTGGATTCGTGCATTTTCAAATGGTGTAAACTCCGCACAAGATACAAACAGTTGGGGGTTAATTTTAAAATCGGCATCAACATTTGAAGATAAATATGGAATATCATCTAATTCTCAAATATATGGATATTCAAATGATGATTCGCCAAAACAAATAAAAAATCCACAATATAGAATAAATGTGCCTGAGCCTGGCATTACATCGTTTACCGCTGATGTTCAGAAAAACTTTTTTATAACTGCCAAATTAAACTGGACGTGTCATTCTATTGATCAGTTGAAAGCGATAACGCCTTATTTGTTAACTCCTCTTATTACTGTATTTGTAGAATGGGGGTGGGACAATTTTAATCCTCAATCTTTAATTAACTATACAGATATAAACGAATTAAAAACTATAGTAGAAAATCACTATTATCAATATGAAAACAAAGTTCCTCTTTCAAAGGGTAACTATGAATTTATGGTAGGTGATGTAACTAACTTTGAATATAGTTTTGAAGATAATATCATAAAAGGTTTTACTGAAATAAAATCTAGACAGATGTTGTATAGTGGATTCAATGTTCGTGGCGAAAAGACTGTAAATACAGTAACAGAACAATCAGGAAGGGAAAGTCCTGCAATGCCATTTAAAACACAATGTCAACAAATATTTGTGTCATTGACGAAAAAGAATTTTACGCCCAACGACGCCGAACCATTTTTACCTTCGCAACAACAGTTACAAGGAAGATCTGGAAATGTAAATGAACCGGTGGATAATATCAAAACATTGCTCGGTGGTTTAAGTATCAAATATGGCAAAAATTTAGAAAATTTGTCTTCTTATATATACAAGTTTCCATCAAAAAAGACTTCTGATTCGACATCTCAAAACGGCAACGATCAGTCAGCCGCAATGAAAGATTATTATATTACACTTGAATTATTTGTGGATATAATGAATTCATTGAAAAATCAAAATAAAGAAAATTCTTTTCTCAAAAATTTCTTTGAGATGGATGTAATGAATGCAAAGGCAGGATATCATAAAAATTTAATTTCTACCAATCGCACTATATTGATACCAAACCCAGATGCTCCAAAATTTAATGGTAAAGGTTCTTTAAATTATAACCAAAATGCAGATGACGTGACCCGGTTTTTTGACGAAGAGATTCCTGAAGATCCTACACAAAGACGAAAAACTGGACAATGGTTAAATGATTCTGTGTATATGAAATCGGAATCGACGGGGAGAAATTTTATATCTCTTAATAATATTAATGAGTTGCCTCCAAATGCTAATAATACACTGGCTTTATTAGGCACTTATAATTCTGATGTATATAGAAATAATTTAGATGGTGTTTTAAATGCTTATGGTAGAAAATCTACAAGTAATAAACGTGGAAAAACTTCATTTGATAGTGAAGGTTTAATAAAAAATGTATACATAAATGTAAGTTTTATAAATGATTCGATTGTAATCAATGATGATGCAATTGATATGAAAGAAGTATACGATTTAATTTTAAAAGAAATGAATGAGTCTGTATGTGATTATTGGAATCTTGAGGTTGCGGAAATAAGAACGACAGATCCAAATCTTTCTACGCCATACAATAGATTACAAATAGTTGATCAGAAATTGCCTACCAACAAACAAAATGCGGATAACGTTTTTGTTTTTTCATACGGAAGTAATACATCTATAATAAAAAAGATGAGTTTTACAACATCACTTACGAATGCAATGGCAAATCAAATATTGTATAGATCGTTTGGACAAAAATCTCTTTCAATGAACAATTTAATTGATTTTTCAAATCAAAATCAATATTATGATAAAATAAAGGGTCCAATAAATAAGGATAAAAATCAACCACGTAATTCAGAGACAACGTTGACTTTTTTAAACATAATGCAAAAATATGTTAAATTTGACCCGGGAAATCCAGATTATGTATTAATGAGAGTGCAGGTATTTCCTACAAAAACTGAAAGAGCTGGTGGTAGAGGAACTACAATGCAAACCACCATCGACAGAACAAAATACAATATTGTGGATTTATATATACCTGAAAAAGAAGCCTTAGTGTATATGTTAAATGACAACGATAAATCTGGAAATCCAGGCGTATACTGCGCACCTATTAGAAATGTTGAAATTGAAATTACATTGATGGGGATTGCTGGCATACGTGTATTTGAATACTTTAAAATACAAAATCTTCCACCTCCATTTACAGACGATGTAGTTGTTTTTCAAGTTAGAGATGTAAATCATACACTTGATGAAAATGGATGGGAAACCAGAATAAAAGCGTCTTTGAGACCGTCTTATAATCTTCAAAGAGGTCAACAAACTACGCAATCAACAATGAATTCACAATTTCAATTAAACACTCCCTAAATAAAATGATTGAATATCCAGATAATACTAGAGATATTAGTTATGACGGGATTATTACAAGTTATCCTGTTTATGATAAAGTAATACCAACGGAAAGCGATTATGACGGTGGTTTTTTCACTAGATATTTTGTAAAAAGAGCAAACGATAAAATTGTTTATGAAGTTGCAAGTGATAATTATACCGATATATCAACAAATATATATATAAAAATTGCAATAAACTGGAAATTGACAGGAAAGAGAAATGATGTTTTTAAAGATAAAATAAAAATTGAAGAAGGTGTATATGAATATAATCGGAATCAAATCAATATTCATAAAAAATATATTCCTGAAATCGAATCTACTCTAAAAAATCCTCTGGAATACTGGAAACCAAGTTAAGTTGACAAAACAAAGTTTCTGTTGTAGATTATTATAATGGTCATACGGTCGAGTGACGAATACAAACTTTTTCTAAAAGAAAATAGAGACGACGATTTAATCTGCGATGTAATTCAAGTAGATGATCGTTTTCATCCATGCGTATCAATTCCTTCTTTATTTTTCTCGTATAATATTCACAAGCAAAAAACTAACGTCATTTCCATAAATCACAACGATTCATCATTTAAACTTGATGTTGAACAGTTAAAGTATGATTTAAACCGACTGAGTGGTAAAAAGTGGGTGTTTGATAAAAAGAAATTTAGTCATATTCTTCCTATTCAAAATCTGTTTGACATCAATATCATATTCTTTATCTCTGATGGTAAAGTAGATGATTATAGTGAATACGATACCGCATCTCATAATTTCTATAAACAGAAGTTTTCTAACTATAGTGATATAAACAAAGTTATTCCTATTACAAAACATTTGGAGAAATTTGAACAAATGTGTGTGGAATCATTGAAACGAGTTAGAAATGTAAGGCTAGACAGTAGTTTTAATGATTTAAACGGAATTATAACGGATAATCTACAGATTCTAGAAAAGAATGGATTAAAAGTTAACGAAGACATTTTCAATACTCACTTTGGAGATAAGAACGTTAAGGTAATAAATGAATTTGTGTATACACAGTATAATATGTATACATCCACGGGTAGACCTAGCAATCGGTTTGGAAATGTAAACTATAGCGCCTTAAACAAGGAGAATGGGTGTCGTAGTAGTTTCATAAGTAGATTCGGAAAGGACGGTATTCTATTTATGATTGATTATAGTGCGTATCATCCACATTTGGTAGCAAAGTTAATTAATTATAATCTACCGTCAAATGCTTACGAATATCTTGGACGGTATTATTACGGAAAAGAACAATTAACATCTGAGGAGATTAAAACAGCTAAGAATGTTACTTTTCAGTGTATGTATGGTAACATACCAGACGAATTGTTGGAGATTCCTTATTATAAAAAGATGAATGAATATATTGATCATAGATGGGATTTCTTTAATAGATACCAATATGTAGAAACTCCGATCTTTAAGAGACAGATCACCACAAATCATATATACGAACCCAACCCAAATAAGTTATTTAACTATATTCTACAAGCAAGTGAAACTGAGTTTGGTATACAATCATTAGCTAGTGTAAATCAATATCTAAACAATAAACAAACAAAAGCTATATTGTATACGTATGATAGTATTTTGTTTGACGTTTGTTTGGAAGAAAAAGAATGTTTTGGTCAAATAAAGACTTTGATGGAAAATGGAAAGTTTCCTACCAAAAGTTATATGGGTGTTAATTATAATGACATGAAACTTGTTGATATATAAGAAATTCAAAATTTCAATAAATATTTATATATTTATACTATATGTTAACAATTGATGATATCCTACAAGAATACTTTATATCAAGAAAAGATGGAGGACTGAAGTTTAATATAAAAAATTCCGAAGATTTATTTCACTTCGAATCTTTTTTGATTAAAAATAAATACATTTCTTTGTTTGATAGAAAAAGATTAAATGAACTTTTTGAAGCGGAGGGGTCAGTTGTTCCTGATACTACAGAAGAAATCGTAAACTATGTAAAGAAAAGATACATGTCTTTCTTTAAGACTCAACCATCTGCTCAAGATTTGGAACTTTTGGTTAATTATGTCAGAGAGTTTAGAAAAACAAATCAAACGATAGATGCTACGTTTCAATTCTTGAGAGAAAATCCGTCTCTGATTGTGTATGAAAAGAATCAGATAGGTCAGGGTGAGTTTGCTTTTTATTTATTATTGCCTGATTCCAAAAAGATTATCGGCGATAAAGGTGATATTCAAATCGGTGAAAAGAAATACGAAATCAAAAAGATTAAGAAGGCAAAAGATACAATTCGATTTGGAACTAATATTGACTTAGACACTATCAACTCTTTTAGATACGTAACATTCGGTCTTAAAAAGTTATTTACATCCAAAGAATATAAAGACGGTGAAAAGATTCAAGAGATGTCAAATGCATATGATGCATTAATGGACGGATCAGAAGCATCTGTTACTCTTAAAAAATTAAATGCTTTTTATGATTTCATCGAACAACTTCGTAACTATGTAGTTTACGAAAAATCACAAAAGAGTTTGTCATCAGAAAAAACTGCCGGTAAAAGTTTCGTATTCAAAGCAAATGATATAGATAAAGATGTATTCTTTAAGATTTCGTTTGATGATTTGAAGAAAGCGCTTCAATCGGGAAAACACCAAACCACTATTGAAAAAACAGAAGATACTCAAGACACTGAAGAATTAACGTCATTTGCTGAAGATGTCAATTCTTTGTTAAGTGTATTCTTGAAGAAGTATCCTAAATCAGAAATATTTCAAACACAAATGGTTGTTCAATTGAACGAAAAGTATAGAAACGCAGGTGTTGAAATAATGATAATCAATGAAAAGAATGAATTCTTGATTAATCCTCCGAACTTTAAATTTAATGCAATAAACCAATTTGTAAGACCGCAAGTAACATTAGGTTAATATGAACATACTATCTTATATAATAGAGAACATTTGTCTTGACTCACGCATAAAAGACGGCATTTTTTCGATGGAAAATAATGACCATTTGAATATTCTACAAGAATATTTGGAAACCACTTTGAATTTGGATGAGTCATCATCTGCCGAAATAAGAAATGCGATGGTTGAGGGTAAATATCCTGAACGACAAGCTTATAATGCTGCGGGTCTTCTCGTAACATTCCCCACACCGGAATATAAACAAAGAGCAATTTCTCGTGGAACTCACTTTGAAGAAAATCCCAAGAAAGCCGCAGGCGCAAATATTTTTGCACCAGAACCACAATCTTCTGAACCACCTGCTACACAACCACAAGAACCAAGTCAACCATCTGCACCAGAACCGCAACAACCAGAAACTCCTGCGGAAAAGGATAAAGAAGAACCTGACTTGAGAACTCCGCAAGAAAAACAAGCTGATGCTCAGACCGTTCAAACTATTTTAACAACCGAATACTCTTTAGAAGAAGCCAAAGCAAACGGTTTCTATAATAAAGGATCTACTTGGTATACGGAAGAAGGTTCTGAAGTAGGAATTGCCAGATATGTCGAAGACATAGGCAAAATAATGATCCGTCCTAAAAAATGAAAAAACAACTACTTTGCACATTTTCAAATATCGATGAATACAAAGAACTAATTGAAAAAATTAGGAGTTTTTATTCCGTAAATGGAAATAAACTTTTTTTGTTTAGTGGAACAAAAGCTCCACGAAACGTTTATATCACTTACAATATAGATATAAATGAATCCAACCAATTTCCAAAGTTTCCAAATACAATTGGTCTTCACCGTAAAAAACAAACAAACACTTTGTATACGTTGAATGCCATGAATAAATTAATAACTGAGGAAAATAATGGTGTATTTGATAACAAATTCCAATTAAATTGGGAACTTTACAACAATTGCCTTATTTTAACCGGCGAGGTTTCTGTTAGAATAATTCCCATAAAACTTTTTGATATAATAAGTTGAAAGATTTGTCATTCTTGTTTATAGTTATACGTGTATTAGTTATGAATTAAGTCCGTGTGGATTTATCGAATAATTAATTAACACTTAACAATTAATATAATAAACAATTATGGCATTAGATCTATCTAAAATTAAGAATCGTTTGAATTCTCTCTCAAACGCAAATCAAAAGACAAATTTGATTTGGAAACCAAACCCCGGAAAGCAAGTAGTTCGTATCGTTCCCTACAAGTATAATCCTGAGAATCCGTTTATCGAACTCAAGTTCCACTACAATATCAACAACAAGACTTATCTATCTCCTGATAGTTTTAACCGTCCTGATCCTATTGTTGAATGGTCAAATCGTATGAAGAAGACCGGCAACAAGGAAGATTGGCAGTTGGGCCGTAAGATGGAACCGAAGCTCCGAACCTATGTTCCTGTTTTGGTCCGTGGAGAAGAGGATCAGGGTGTTCGTTTCTGGGGATTCGGAAAGAACGTTTATCAAGAACTTCTTTCTATTATCAGTGACGCTGACTATGGTGATATTACCGATCCAGTTAATGGACGTGATATTGTTGTAGAGTTTAGAACCGCAGAAGAGTGTGGTAAGAGTTTCCCAGAAACTACCATTCGTCCAAAGCCAAACACTTCAGTTGCGATTGATCCTTCCCAGAAGGAATTGCTCGGTAAGCAAACCAATATTTTGGATTTGTTCCCTGAGTTGAGTTACGAACAGTTGAAGGGTGTCATGGATGCTTGGTTAAATCCTGAAAATGGAAGCGAACCAACTGTGAATGCAGTTGTGGATGATGATCCTGAGATGGAGGCAGCTCCGTCCGCACCAACCCCGGCACCAAAGGCAAAGGCTTCGTCACCGTCCGCCTCTGCTAGCAAGACAAATACAGAAGACTTGACCAAGGCTTTTGATAATTTGTTCAACAGTTAAAATAACTGGTTTAGATTGGGGTGATGGTATATATTACTATCACCCCTTTAACTTATAAGTTTTATGAAAAAGAAATCACATGTTACGCAGAATGAATCACCACAACGAGACGAATTGGTTGAGTTGTTGGCAAATGAATTAAATAAAGCAAATAAAGACGGTGGTAAAATTGCTTATTTCTTGGATGAACAAGAAAACCCCGCCGATATTAGTGATTGGATTAGCACCGGATCATCAATGTTAGATTTGGCCATTAGTAATCGTCCACATGGCGGATTGCCAGTTGGAAAGATGGTTGAACTTAACGGATTGGAAGGAACCGGAAAGAGTTTGGTGTCTGCGCATATTTGTGCAGAGACACAACGTAAAGGTGGTGTCGCAGTAGTATTGGACACTGAAAACGCCGCTGCTCCAGAATTCTGGAAGAGTTTGGGCGTAGATCTAAAGAATCTTCTATATGTCCAAACGGATACTGTAGAGGATATTTTTGAAAAGATGGAACAGATGATTGGAATTGTTCGTAAGAGCAGTAAAGATCGTATTTTGACACTTATTATTGACTCTGTTGCTGCTGCTTCTACAAAGGCAGAGTTAGAGAGTGATCACGGTAAAGATGGATTTGCTACTGGTAAGAGTATTATCATTAGTAAGGCCATGAGAAAGATCACCAACATGATTGGCCGTCAGAAGGTTCTTACTGTATTCACAAATCAATTACGTCAGAATCTAAATGCTATGGCATTTGGTGACAAGTATGTGGTGAGTGGTGGTAAGGCTTTGGCTTATCATTGTAGTGTCCGTGTTCGTTTGAACAACACTGGTAAACTCAAAAAGGGTGAAGAAATCATCGGTAATGAGTGTAAGGCAGTTGTTGTTAAGAACAGAATGGGTCCACCACAACGTCAAGCTAATTTTGATATTTACTTCGATAGTGGTATTGCCGACTATAGCAGTTGGATCAAAGTATTGAAGGAGAATAACATTATCAAACAAGGTGGTGCTTATTATACCTATAAGAAGGATGATGGCAGTGAATGGAAGTTCCAATCCAAGGACTTTGTATCCGCAATGCAGACTGATCAATCTTTGAAAGAAGAAGTTTATTTGAAGATTTGTGAGTCTGTTATTATGAAATATAAAGATCCTAATAGTCAGATTGTTGATGACGCTGTTGTGGATACTGATGAAGAATCTGCTGGTAGTGAAGAATGAGCAATCTAACTGACAGTGAAAAAAAGAGGTTGTTTAGTTTGTTTGATCAAATAAAAACAACCCCGCAGAGTGAGGGTCTTAATCGGACCCTCAACTCTGATGTCCTTATAATCGACTTTATGAATACTTTTATTAGAGCATTCATGGCAAGTCCCGCATTGAATTCTAATGGAAATCATACGGGTGGTATTGCTGGATGTTTAAAAAGTATTGGATATGCGGTTAAATTGTTGAATCCCACCAGAATCGTAATTGTGTCTGATGGTAATGGTGGTTCAATGAAACGCAGAAAAATTTATCCTGATTATAAGGCTGGTAGAAAAACAAAGATCCGTCTCAATAGAACATATGAGGATCTGAGCAATCCAGATTCAGAAGAAAAGAATCTTAAAATACAGTTGATTAAGACTGTAAGATATTTGGATACATTGCCTGTTACAACTATGGCAATTGATCATATTGAAGCGGATGACACAATTGCATATTTAGCTACAGACTATTTTAAAAATAGTAATGTAACTATTATGAGTGCAGACAAAGACTTTTTGCAGTTGGCAAATGACAGAGTTAAAATCTGGAGTCCAACTAAGAAGAAGTTGTATGGATGTGCTGAAATTCTACAAGAGTATGGTGTAACTTGTAGTAACTTTATAAATTATCGTATAATGGAAGGTGACGATAGTGATAACATTGATGGTATAAATGGTGCGGGATTGAAGACCATCATCAAATGTTTTCCTATATTTACTGACGAAAAACGATATTCATTACAAGAAATATACAATTATAGTGATACCCACAAGGGAAAGTATAAATTGTATAATACCATCTTGGATAATAAGAATATTATAGAACGTAATTGGCAATTAATGCAATTACATGAAACGCAGATACAGTCATTTAGTCAACTCAGAATCAATGAAATTCTTGAGAAACCACTGATTAAACTTGACAGATATAAGTTTAGCAAATTGTTGTTAGAAGACAATATGCAAAACAATTTCCCCAACAGCATAATCTGGCTACAAGAGGTGTTTGGGAAAGTGAATTCATTTGTGGCTTAAAAAATCTTTTAAAAAAAGAGAAGTGGGTATAGTATTATACTCACAAGGATACGTTATTAAATTATGAGCGAAACATACATTATAGATAATCTAAAGAAGTTTGGAACTGAGTTTCAAACCAAGTGCATCTCTGCACTTGTGAGTGATAAATCATTTATTGAACGCATTAGCGATATTTTGGAACCGCAATCGTTTGAGACTGATGCACATCAGTTTATTGTAAAGGAAACCGTTAGTTATTTCCTACAATATAAAGAACTGCCTACATTGGCGGTATTCAAAGTCAAGGTTGATAGTATTGACAATGAATTGTTGAAGAAGACTGTTGTTGACCAATTGAGATTGGTTTATCAAAAGATCACTGACAGTGATTTGAAATTTATTAAGGAACAATTCCTTGAATTTTGTAAGAATCAAAAGTTGAAGAATGCGATCATGGAGAGTGTTGATCATCTGAAGAATGGTCAATATGACAAGATCAAGCATGTTGTTGACGTTGCTATGAAGGCTGGTATGGAAAGAAATATCGGTCATGAATACGAAGTCGATGTGGAAAAACGTATGAGTATGATGGCTCGTAAGACCGTCAAGACCAATTGGACAGAAGTTGACACTGTTATGGACGGTGGATTGGCTGGCGGTGAAATGGGTGTTATTACTGCTTGTGCTGGTAGTGGTAAGAGTTGGGTTCTTGCCAAGATTGGTGCCGAGGCAATGAAGCAGGGTAAGAATGTGTTACATTATACTCTTGAGTTGAATGAAAACTACGTTGGACTACGTTACGATGCGTGTTTCACTGGTATTGATTTCCAGAACATTCGTAATAACGTTGATGTTGTAAAGAAGAAAATTTCTGAAGTTCCCGGCAAACTTATCATTAAGTATTTCCCCATCAAAACTGTGTCCGCTCACAGTTTGAAGCTTCATGCAGAACGTATCCAAACTCTGGGGACAAAAGTAGATATGATTATCGTTGACTATGCTGATATTCTACGTCCATCCCAAAGTGAACGTAATAGTAACAGTTATAGTGAGGCGGGTGGTATCTATGAAGAACTTCGTGGTATTGCCGGTGAACTTCAGGTTCCAGTTTGGACTGCAAGTCAAAGCAATCGTGCTGCTATGGATGAAGATATTATTCAAGCAAATAATATTTCAGACAGTTATCGTAAAATCATGACGGCTGATTTTGTTATGTCACTCAGTCGTAAAGTTAACGATAAAGTTAGTAACACCGCACGATTCCATATTATTAAGAATCGATTTGGACCAGACGGTATTACATTCCCAAGTCGAATGAACGCGGGTTGTGGTGATATTCAAATCTTTGCTGAAAACAGTAGGGAAGGTATGGGAATCATCAATGAAATGAACCAAGGCGAAAATCTTGTCAAGAAGATGATGTCTGGTAAATGGAATGCTCATATGAGCGAAGAGGATTCAGAGTAATTCTCATATCAAGATGATTAACAAAAAGTTCAAAAAGTAGAAAATTTTCAAAAATAAATTTGAAAATTATTTTTTAGAACATGATAATTATTTATTACCTATTTTAAAGTTTTATGAACAAAGATATTTTTATTAAAAAGCGTAGCGGAAAAACCGAGAAGTTTAATGCAGACAAAATAAACAAAGTGTTGCAGTGGGCTACGGAGGATATAAAAGGAGTTAGTTTTGAAGAAGTTGGTATGAATGCACATTTGTCATTCTTTGATGGAATGTCAAGCGCAGATATACATAAACTTCTTATCGAATCTTCTGCTAATCTAATTAGCGAAGATAAACCCAATTACCAATTTGTTGCAAGTAGATTGCTTAATTACCAACTTCGTAAAGAAGTTTGGGGTGGTAAGAATCCACCTAAATTGTATGATCTTGTCAAAGACAACGTTTCTAATCTAGTATATGATGAAGAAATTCTTCAATGGTATACTAAACAAGAATTTGACAAGATTGACGAGTTTCTTAAACACGATAGAGATTTTAATTTCACATACGCTGGAATTAAACAGTTGTGTGATAAGTATTTGGTCCAGAACAGATCAACCAAGAAGATATATGAGACTCCTCAGTTTGCATATATTCTAATCGCAATGACCTTCTTTAAGAACTATAAAGAAAATAGATTGGAATATGTAAAGAAGGCGTATAACTACTTTAGTAAGCATAAGATTAATCTTCCCACCCCTATTATGGCCGGTGTAAGAACTGTAATGAAGAGTTATGCTTCTTGTAGTTTGTTTACTGTAGACGATACACTCAAGAGTATCTTTGCAAATAATAGTGCTGTAGGATTTGCCACCGCAAGCCGTTATGGTATTGGATTGAATCTATCCAGATTACGTGCTACTAATGCTCCTATTCGTAATGGTGAAGTTATTCATACCGGACCAATTCCTTTTAGTAAGGCATTTGAATCCACAGTGAAGAGTTGTCATCAAAATGGTATTCGTGGCGGAAGTGCAACTGTAAACTTTGCTTGGTTTCATTATGATATCATGGATATTCTTGTATTGAAGAACAATGCGGGAACTGATGATAATCGTGTTCGTAAGTTGGATTATTGTGTTGGATTAGATAAAGTTATATTTGAACGATTCCTCAAGAATCAAGATGTTACATTGTTTAGTTATCACGAATGTCCTTCATTGTGGAATACTTTCGGCATGGAAGGATTCAAGGAGAAGTATGAAAAGGCTGAAGCTAATAAGAACATTAAGTTCAAGAAGAAGATTAACGCTCGTGAATTGATGGGTCTATTGGCTAAGGAACGTCTTGAAACTGGACGTATTTATACAATGCACGTCGATCACGCCAATGAACATGGTAGTTGGTTAGATCAAGTTGATACAAGCAATCTATGTCTTGAGGTTAACCACCCATTGATTCCTATCAGTGACGTTAATGATAAAGACGGTGAAATTGGTGTATGTATTCTGGCCGCATTGAATTGGTTGGAAATCAAGGATGATGATGAAATGGAAAGTGTTTGTGACATTATTGTCAGAATGTTGGATTCATTGATTGACCATCAAGATTATTTCGTTCCAGCAGCTGAAAACTTCGCTAAGAAACGACGTAGCCTTGGTGTTGGTGTAAGTAACTTGGCTGCTTTGTTGGCTAAAGAAGGATTGAAGTATTGGGACAAGGATGCTCCTAACTTTGTTGCTAAGTGGATGGAAAAGACTAGTTATTATTTGATTAAAGCTAGTGTTGAGATGGCTAAAGAAGTAGGTAAGTGTGAAAAATTTGATCGCACAAAATTTAGTCAGGGAGTCCTTCCAATTGATACTTATAAGAGAGACATTGACGAATTCATAACTGAGAAACTTCATTGTGACTGGGAAAGCCTACGTGAAGATATTAAGAAGTATGGAATGCGTCATTCAACATTAACTGCTTGTATGCCTGTAGAATCTAGTAGTGTAATTCAAAGTTCTACGAATGGTATTGAACCTCCTCGTAGTGCTATTAGTTTCAAGGGTAGCAAGAGTAACATTTTGCCTGTAGTTGTTCCTGGTATTGACAAGTATAAAGAAAATTATACCTTTGCTTTTGATATGCCAAGTAATGAAGGATATTTAAAAGTGGCTGCTGCCATTCAGAAGTTTACTGATATGAGCATTAGCACCAACACTTATTACATTCCTTCACGTTATCCAAATAATAAAGTTCCTGTTCAGGAAGTTATTAAGGATATTTTGACGGCTTATAAGTATGGTATTAAGAATTTATATTATGCTAATACCGATGACGGTGATAAACAAACCGCAATGGAACAAAAGACTTTGGAGACAAAGAAAGTGGTTATAGAAGAAAGTGGTTGTGCTAGCGGAGCGTGTGCTCTATAATAGGAGGATAAGATGAAAACTGTATTAAATAAAAGAAACATAGACCAATTAAGAAATCCAATGTTCTTGGGAGAAGATCTATCACTACAACGATATGATTTGATCAAGTATCCTAAGTTCTATGACCTATACGATCAACAATTGAATTTCTTTTGGAGACCACAAGAAGTTTCTTTGGTGAAGGACATTAGTGATTATAAGAATCTTTCACCTGAAGAACGTTTTGTATTTGATAGCAATCTAAAGTTTCAGACTATGACTGATAGTATGTTGAGTCGTAGTATTCATGAACTTATGAAGCATGTTACCAATAGTGAATTGGAGATTTGCATGAACACATGGAGTTTCTTTGAAACTATTCACAGTAACAGTTATACATACATTCTAAACAATGTTTATCCAGATGCTACCAAGTTTTTTGATAGTATTTTGAATGATGAAGAAATTGTTAAGAGAGCTACTGCAATCAGTAAGAAGTATGATGAACTACTAAAGCCATCAGATGATGTTAAACAACAATTGTTTGATGCTGTTCTTGCTACGCAGATCACTGAAGGATTGATTTTCTATGTGAGTTTTGCTTGTAGTTTCTACTTTGGCTATCGTGGAAAGATGGAGGGTAATAGTAAGATTATTAAGTTTATTAGCCGTGATGAAAATCTACACGTAGCTATTACTCAGAACATCATGAAGAACTGGATCAACAACCCAGATGAAGGATTCCAAGATATTGTTAAGAAAAATGAAGAGAAGATCTATGCTGCTTATGAAATGGCGGTTAATGCAGAAAAAGACTGGGCAGACTATCTATTCAGTAAGGGTAGTTTGATTGGATTGACTGCTGAGAGTTTAAAGCATTATATTGAGTGGTTGGCCAATAATAGATTAACAAGTCTTGGATATAAGAAGTTGTATCCAGCTGCTAAAACCAATCCATTGGCTGGGTGGTTGGATAGTTACTATGATAGTAAGAAACTACAAGTAGCCCCTCAAGAAACCGAATTGAGTAGTTATGTAAAAGGTGTAGATAATACTATTAACGATAGTGCATTTGACGATTTCAAATTGTAAAAATTTTTATAATTTATTTTATAATAACTATATTTATTTAAGTATGTTTTTATAATATGAATGATACAATTTCTACTTCTTTAATTGCAATTATACCGGCTATATTTTCATCTGTAGTTGCATATGCGATAGCGTCTAAAAAATCAAGACTTGATTTGGTGAAATTAATAAATGAATCCAATGAAAAGTTGCGAAAAGAACTTAAGAAAGACTTGGATGAATGTAGAACCGATAGAGATGCGATTAGACAAGAAATGAATGCGTATAAAAAAGAAAATGAAAGTATAAAGAAAGAGTTGAGGGAATATAAAGACGAAAATAAACGATTACAAGCTGAGTTAAACGAACTTGAAATCAAACTTGATGCGTCGAATGAGGTTATAAAGACTTTATTAAATAGTGGAAAAGTTAATAAAAAAAAAGTTGAAAAATTGAAACTGGTGTAATATAATTCTAATAGTGATATTAGAATTGTTATGTCCGAGACGCATTATTGTGATACATCATTAATTTACCTTAGACCCATTCAAAAGAATTTGGCTAAGGATATTATTGTAAAAAACCATTATACTCATAAATGGACGGTTTGTAGAGTTGCATATGGTGTTTACTATAAAGAATATATAGAAAGCACTTTTTTTGGTGGTTATAATAGTAAATTAATTGGTGTATTAGTATATGGACAGGCAGTAGGTAGAAATGCTAGCACTAGTATAAGTCCTCTATTAGTTAATAATAATGTGTTAGAATTGACCCGTTTATGGATTGCTGATGGGTATGGTAAGAATATAGAGAGTTATTGTATTGCGGAGTCATTCAGACAATTAAACCGTGATTTTCCCATTATCAAGTGCATATTGAGTTATGCAGATAGTGAAGTAGGACATCTCGGTAAAATCTATCAAGCTACTGGGTTTTTATATCAAGGGGATAATTATGTCGATGTGGCTATTATGCCTAATTATAGTGTAAGTTTAAAAGGTCCGCCTGATTACGAATGGATACATAGTAGAACTGTATATGCTAATTGGGGCAGTCATAGTGTAGATGTATTAAAGAAGAAGATTGGTCATACATTCTGGAGGAAAAAGGAAAGCGGTAAACATCGTTATATAAAATTCATCAGTAATAAGATAGAAAACAAAAAACTGTCTAAATCATTGAAACATAAAGTGTTGTCCGCTCCAAAAACCAATACTTATAAAGAAGAAATAATGGAAATTGTAGTTGAAAATAAGAATGATAATTCATTTTTTTGACAATATTTATATATAACCATTTTCATATATATGACCAATAAAGAACTAAAGAAAATTATCAGTGAATGTGTAGCCGAAGTTAAGTTAGAAAAGGCTATTCGTAACATCATTAAAGAATCGTTGAAACCAATGAAGATTAAGAAAGAACATTCATTGGAAGCCAAGATGGAAGAATTAGCAGAAGCCGTTAAGTCCGCAAATAAAGATGCTCGTGTTTATCTTGATGATGCAAAGAGATATAATGTATGTGATTGCGATCCACATCATTTTAGTATCTATCCAGTAACAGATGATAGTTTCAATGTAACTCATTTTAAAAATAAAACTGACAGAACCAAGAAATTAAATCTTTCATTCGAAGATTTAAAGAAATTTGTTACCGAAACATTAAAGGAAACAAAGCCTGATTTTGGTCAAGAAAAATGGGAAAAGTGCGTTAAAAACTCTGAGGACAAGGAAGGAAAGAAAGACCTTGATAAACCTCAAGAAACCGATGAAAAAGTCGAAGACGCAGTTGAAAAGAAAGATGATTTGCCTACCTCACCAATGAAATCAGTGGACAAAATAAAGAAACAAGTTGACCACAGTGTCAAGGGTGAAAAGGCCGAATACAAGTATCCAAAACAAAAAGATAAGAAACTTGTAGTTAAGCCTACTGTCTTCAAGGGTAGAGGCAGACAAAAGAAATAATATGAAAAATAAATTAGCGGTATTGTTAGGTGCTACATTGTTAGCATCAAATATGTCAGCATATGCAGGTGATAGAGAATGGGCAACTGTAGGTAAAGTATTGACAGGTGTTGCAGCTATTCAAGTCATCGATAGAATTGTAAACCCTCCTCAAACTGTTGTGGTTTATCAACAACCAGTGGTAGTTCAATCTACTCCAGTAGTTTATCAAACCACGACTGTTGTGGTTCAAACTGCTCCTGTAGTTTATGTTCCGGCACCAGTTTATTATGGACCGCAAGTGGTTGTATATGGATCTTGGGGACATATACACCATCATAGACATTTTCACGGTCATAGATAAATTTTAATTTTAAGTTCAAACCGCCAATTAACTTTGGCGGTTTTTTTGTTTGACTTTATAATAAACCGTGTTAAGATGGATTTGTAATGAAAAAAACATCAAACAAGACAATGGATACGAAGACTCTAATTAGCAACGCAACCAAACTTAAGCCGGTTAGTTTGGTTATGGATGACATCAAGTGGAAATACATGGTTCGCTCGGTGTATCGTGGAAAGAATATTTTGATTGTTGGACCTACTGGTTGTGGCAAGACTCTTTCCGCTCAAACGGTGGCGAATGCTCTTGATCGTCCTTTCTTTTATTTTAACTTGGGTGCTACTCAAGATGCTCGTGCAGCCTTGATTGGTAACACCCACTACAATAAGGAAACTGGAACTTATTTTAGCGAGTCTACCTTTGTCAAGGCTATCAAGACTCCAAATGCTGTTATTTTGTTGGACGAGATTTCCCGTGCTCATCACGATGCTTGGAACGTTATGATGACTGTTTTGGATGACATTCAACGTTATTTGAGGTTAGATGAAAAGCAGGACAGTGAGGTTGTTAAGGTTGCTGAGGGTGTATGTTTTATTGGAACTGCTAATATCGGTAATGAGTATACCGCAACCCGTGTTATGGATAGGGCTTTGATGAGTCGTTTCCCTATTAAGATTGAGATGTCCCCTATGGATAATCTTACTGAGTTTAATTATCTTAAGAATAGGTTTTCTATTAGTGATGAAGCATCCCTAAAGATTCTTGCTGCTGTTTGTGAGATTGCTCATCATACCCGTGAACAGGTAAAGAGTGAGGATAGTAAGCTTACTAATTTTATTCCTACTCGTTCTACTGTTGAAATGAGCGAGTTGATTTTGGATGGGTTCAATTTGAACGAAATTGCTGAAACTGCAATTTATCCTAACTTCTTAACTGATGGTGGGGTTGACAGTGAACGGACATATGTCAAGCAATTGGTTCAGAAATATATTCCTTCGGTTACGAATGAAAATTTAATCAATGATCCTTTGAAGGTTGACAATAACCAACCTCCGTTCTAAAATAAGAGGACTATGGAAAATACCTACAGCGAATACTGGTTGGATGATTTTGATTTCGAGGATGATGTTAGCGAGAATGCTATCAACACCAACTTGATCAAACTAGCAATGGCCCGTAGGGCTATTAGCAACTTCGTTCACATTCTTACAAATAAATCTATTCCGGTTTATTTTAATGATAGTGGCGACAACAGCACTTGTGGAAAGACGGTTTATATTTCTTCTGATATTGTTAATAAGGAAGATTTTGACCCCGCTGTAGGTTTGGCCCTTCACGAAGGTAGTCACGTCCTTCTGTCAGATTTTGATATTTTTAAAACTATCTGGCAGAAGGTTCCCCGTGAACTTTATACTTACGGCCAACGTCTTCAAATTTCGAAGGAAGACATTCATGTGCTTGTCAAGAACATTCTCAACTATATTGAGGATCGTTATATTGATAATTACGTATTCAAGAATGCTCCTGGATATCGTGGTTATTATAACGCTCTCTATGATAAGTATTTTAATAGCAATAAGATTGATATAATGCTTAAGAGCGATTTGTATCGTGTTCCTAGCATTGCAAGTTACGAAGCTCGTATCATCAATTTCACTAATAAAAACACCGATCTTGATGCTTTGCCGGGTCTTCGTGATATTGCCAAGATCATCAATCTTTCTGACATTGAACGTCTTAAGACTACCCATGATAGATTGCAGGTAGCTTATGAGGTCGTTGCAATTATTCTCCAAAATATTATTGAAGCTCCTACAAAGCAAGATAAAGGACAGTCTGCATCCCAGAATACAGAAGAGAATTCTGAATCTCAAGGCGATGACAGTTCCAGTTCAATTGGAATTCCTTTGGACAATAAAGGAGGAGACTCTAATAAAAGTCCGTCTAATTCAAATCAAAATGTTGATGATGTTTTGGGTGGGGAAGATACTACTAAGGTCTCTACCACAGACGAACAAACCATTAAGGACAACATTGGCGAGGATTCAAAGGTATCCAAGACTAGAACCAATCAAATTAAAAAGTCTCTTGACAAACAAAAGGACTTTTTGAACGGAAACATCAAGAAGAAAAAGGTCTCTACTAAAGAGAAGAATATTCTTGATGCTATCGAGAAGTCAGGAATGACACTTGTTTCTGTCGGTAATACCTATGTTAAGTCTGATGGTAAATACAAGGTTGATTGTATTCTGGTCAAGAAACTGACTAAAGAATTGATTGATAGTAAGTTGTTTCCTTTGAGCATGCTTGATCATAAGGATAAGGCATACGCTTCTAAAGAAATGGTTAATGCTATTAATGAAGGATTCGTTAAGGGTGCGGTCTTGGGTCGTAGACTTCAGGTTAGAAACGAGGTCAACACTTGTAAGCATATGCGTAAGCCTACCGGACGTATTGATAAACGCATATTGTCTGAGTTGTCTTATGACAATGAGAACGTGTTTTATAATATTGATGTGGATCAATATAATAAATCTTATATTCATATTAGTGTAGATGCTAGTTCAAGCATGGGTGGTAATAAGTGGTTGACTACAATGACTGCTGTTACTGCTATTTGTAAAGCTGCGTCTATGATTGATAATGTAAGGGTTGCTGTTAGTTTTAGATCTACTTTCCATAGCACAAGTCGATCTTCGGAACATCCTTATGTTGTTATTGCTTATGATTCTAATATTGATAAAATTAGTAAGGTAAAGAATTTGTTTCCTTATATTGTTCCCGCAGGATGCACTCCTGAAGGAATGTGTTTTGAATCTATTATGAATGAACTTCCTACATCTACGGATGACAATTACTATTTTCTAAATTTTAGTGATGGTCAACCTTTTATGAATTACCAAGATGTGTCTGGAGTGACCGTTCAATACGGAGGAGAACAGGCTTGTATTCATACACGTAGTCAAGTCAATAAGGTTCGTGATAAGGGATATAAAATCTTGAGTTATTTTATTAAGGAGGATTATGAAGCATTGTATAGTTCTTATGTTATGAGTTCTACTAACAAGGATCTTGATGCAGTGAGAAAGCAATTCAAAGTGATGTATGGACAAAATGCATCATTTGTGAACGTCAAGAATATTTTTGATATTGCTAAAACTATTAATAAAATGTTCTTGAATAAGGATTGACATAATATATAACCCGTGTTATACTTTTAAAAGTGGTTAAAAACCAATAAACAAACATAAACAAAAAATAAAAAAGGAAATATAGTATATGAGTAACGCAAAGAAGACTGACCGTAAGAACAAGACCAATCAAGTTGTGAACTGGCCTAGTGCTGATTCGTATTTTACGATTGACTCGTTGTTGACTACCAATGGTGACTTCAAGGAAATCACCCTTCGTGTCCGCGTCAAGAATGCCATTGAAGATGCAACAATTGTTGAGATCGGAACCATTAATACTGGTAAGGGTCGCCCGAAGTTGGCTTTTGCTATGGCACCTGTCACTGAGAAGGCCTTGGAGTCTGCTAAGGCGGCTGAGGTTCTCTTGAAGGATTGTTATTCTACTGTCAATGTGGTTAACATTAAGGCTTCTGATTCTACCGAGAATACTGAAGCGGTTGTAGAGACACACTCACATAAGACGGTTAATGCCTAAGAAAAACAAAAACAAAAAGGTGCCGAGTATGTCCAATGTGACTATATTCGGCATCTTTTCTTTTGATGACTGCAAGTTAATTTATGTTTCTTTAAGCGAAGAAGACATATAGTTTGAATTTGATTCTAATATGTATGATGAAGACCACTATAGTGTGGTTAGATTACCAATAACATTAAAAAAATGAAAAGAGACAAGATTATATTGTATTTAGACAAACCATCCAGAAAATGCTTCTTTGTATATGATGAAAACAAAGTTGTCAATAAAAAACTATCTAAGGACGATGTAGAGATAGTGACTAACGGACTCAAGACGGATGGTTTAAAAGAATCGTTTAGAGAAGAATGGGATTTATTTGAAGTAGTAGAAATGAAAGAAAAAACTAAGTCTTTAAACGAATGTGTGGTAACATGTGAACTGAGGTTTAAACTTAAACTTAGAAAAACACAGACTGAGAAAGAAACTAAATGAGCCAATTTTTTGGAGATTTTGATTTTGACTATGATTTAGAGAAACGCAAGTTTATTAATAACTTAAATTTCTTAAAGAGTATGACGGCGGAAGAACAGACCTTTTATAAGAAATGGTTGGAAGTTCAAGGGTTAAGAAATTATATTAATAAATCGTCAATATCAAAAGCTAAGATATGGACTCCTACAGATATCAATGATGAAAAATTGACAATTCAAGAGATTGAGGATATTAATCCAACGGTAGTTCATGTATTAAATAATCCATTAGATTCTGATTGGGTGCTGTTACGAACATTCTGTCATACGATGGAATATGCTCAAACTCCTGGTAGATTTATTAAACTGTTGATTAGTGATGGTAATGAAGATAATCCACGTTATTTGGGTGTAGTTAGTATATCAAGTGACGTTATTGCTATTACAGATAGAGATAATTATATTGGATGGACTGATGAGAATAGGTTGCAAGATAAGAAACTTGCTAATAGTGCTATTGGTAGTTGTATTATGTCCACCCAACCGTTTGGATATAATTTCTTGGGTGGTAAATTGGTAGCTGCTCTTGTTACATCTTCAAAAGTTAGAGAAATTTGGAAGAAGTTGTATGGACAATCCCTTGTAGGTATTACCACTACAAGTTTATATGGAAGTTATAGTATGTATAATAGTTTGAAATGGTGGCATAAATGCGGTTCTAGTGCCGGTAAAATGATGATTAAACCAGATGATAGTGTATATGATGTCTGGCATCAATGGATTAAGGATAATAAAAAACAGAAATACGAAGAGGAAATGACACAGAAGGAAGGTGTTAGTGGACCTGTAACTGGTGCTAAGAACAGAGTAATCAGTATGATATTCCAAGAATTAAAAATTAAAGCTACTGATTATCAACATGGATATGAGAGAGGTGTCTATTATAGTTGTTTCTATGAAAATACCAAAGAGTTCCTTCAAAATAAAATTGCAGAAGATCAATTGAAGATGAAAGAACTCTTTAAGAAAGATGTAAATGGTATAATTGAATGGTGGAAACCAAAGGCAATAGAAAGATATAAAAAGCTAAATAATGAGGGTAACTTGAAGCCTGATATTCTATATTATAATAAAATGATAGGAATGACTTATGAAGAGGCTAAGGATAAGTATTTCGGTGAAGTTGGAAGATAACCGTTGACATTTATAATAAGTTAGTTATAATAAGAGAATGAAAAAGTCACTCTGTTGCATTTCTCTCAAACTTCAAGAACAAGGAATCAAAGCGTCAACCATGACCAAGACTAGATTTCTTGCTCTTGAACGTAATTCCGCCGAACGTATTGTTGCGGATAGAACTCTTAACAACGTTTATGTTACTCGTAAGACGTTGGAGTTTTGTGGTCAACGTGGTTGGAATTATCGTATCAGTAGTGGTATGATGCCTCTGGAAACATTGCCAGATGCTAATTTGTTGCTTGAGAATACCTATAATTTTTCTAAAATCAAACAAGAGTTTGATCTTGCTGCTGCGGTTATCAAAAAGTATAATATCCGTTGTAGCACTCATCCTGACCAGTTCGTTGTTCCTGCCAGTGCCAATTCTGCTGTAGTTAAGAAATCTATTGAAGAATTGGAGATGCATGGCAAGATGATGGACTACTTTGGTCTTCCTCGTTCGTATGATGCTCCTATAAACATTCATATGAATTGTTACAAGGGTAACGTAAAGGACATCGCCTTGCGTTTTATTGATGTATATAACAGCCTTTCTGAGAAAGTGAGGTCTAGGCTGGTTTTGGAAAACGAAGATAAACCTAATAGTTGGAAAGTTCAAGAACTGTATGATTACGTATATCAAAATACTGGCATTCCTATTACTTATGACAATTTACACTACCGCTGTAATACTGGCAAGTTGACTGCTACTGAAGATGTTAATCTTGCAATGTCTACTTGGGGTAAGCATCGTCCGTTGTTTCACTTTAGTGACAATGATTTGAACAATAGCAATCCCCGTGCTCATGCGGATTATGTCCGTGAGATTCCTGCTGAATATCAAAATTTGGATGTTGACTTTGAATTTGAGTTCAAGGGTAAGGACTATGCTATTGAAAAGTTCGAACAGACCTACAAAATATAATAAGTAAAAGTTGTTGACGATGTGAGTTTGTTCGTGTAGTATTATATTTATGTTAGTAAATCGCTAACTGAAAAACAAAAACAAAATAAATAAAAAAGGAAAAAATATGATCGTTACTAATAAGAATAAGCGCACCACGTTTGCTAAGACTGCCGTTCAAGGTGTTCGTGCTCACGTTGTTGTTCCGTTTGCTTCTACCAAGAAGGCAACCAAGTTGGTTATCGTTGAGGGTGAAAAGCGTATTGAGTTGAATGGCCGCCAGGTCAATGCTTTGACTCGTATCATCACCGCTACTAAGCGTGCTGCTTCTCGTCGTTAAAACATAAATTGTAGTTGAAATATGGGAAAGACATTTCGTCGTAATTCTGACAAACCTTTCAAGGGTAAAAAGTCAAAAAATAGTAAGAAACTCAAGAAGTGGGAAGGACTTGATCCTTCCAAAAAGAAGTCTGTGAAAGACTTTCTAGAAGAAGAGAATGATTACTAAAACGATACTTATAATTATTATTTGTGTAGTATCGTCGGCATTTCCCAAGACAATGCCAATAGCTCTAGGGCTATTGGCATTTTTTTACTTGTTGTCTAATAACACTATTGACGAAAAATTGGATATATTAGATAATAGAACGTCTCGTTTAAATAGTGATATAAAATCTTTGAATGGTAATCAAAAACAACTATCATTGTTAATCAACTCTATCAGAGCTAGAATCAATAAGATTAAATCAAATGGCAAGACCGAAGAAAAATCAAAAACCGTCGAAGAACGGCTCCGAGATATCCAACGAAGAGAAAAAGACCTTATCGACGAAGACGAAGAGTAAAGGTTTATTTGATCACATAAATCACATTCGTGAGGTAAAGTCTGATGATTATTATACAAATTTATCTGATGTAGAGAAGAAATCCTTCAGTAAGTATACATTACTGATGGGGTTGAGTATGGATGTTGGTTCTATTGAATCTATGGCATATTTGTCTAGATATTTTGAATCTATTCCAAATGAACAATTCTACAAGGTTTGTTGTGATTTGACTCCATCTGGTAGAAAGTTTTGTAAGTGGATTAAATCTTCCGCCACAAAATATAATGAAGAATTGATTGAGATATTGTCCAAACACTTCCAGTTAGGAAGTGATGAAGTTAAGGACTATTGTAAGATTTTATTAAAAAACGAGTCTGGGATATCTTATATAACGGATATTTGTAAGTTATATGGTAAAACAGATAAAGAAATTGAAAGGTTATTTGAACAATGAAATTGATTGGTGTATCAGGTTTAGCTAGAAGTGGTAAAGATTTGTTTACCACAGTTGCGCAGAATGTATTAGAAGAAAAAGGATTAAAGACTGAGAGATTTGCGTTGGCATATGAACTCAAGTTTGATTTAAAAGATTTGATTTATAAGAAGACAGGAATTGATGTCTTTACAGAAAATACAGAGGAAAAGACTATTATTCGTCCATTGTTAGTTGCATATGGTGATGTAATGAGAAAGATTAGTGGTGGTAGATATTGGACTCAAAAGATGGAACAACGTGTTGGTAAATCCAAGGCAGATGTTGTTTTCATCACGGATATTCGTTATGATCATTATCCAGAAGATGAATGCACATGGTTACAATATAAACAGGCGGGTAAATTAATTCATATTACTAGGTTTAAGTATGATACATCTTCTAAGAGAAAGAAGAAGGTATATGATTTGCCTCCCAATGAACATGAATCTATTAATAACCCAAAGGTAAAAAATAGAGCAGATTATAGTTTTGAATGGGAAGACTATTCTGAGAAATACACCACCAAGGAACAAATTGTAGAATGTCCTTATATAATTGAAAACGTAAATACAGCTTTGACTAGTATTGGAGTATTATCTTCTAATAGTATTAAGGACTATGGAGTTATTCCTCAGTTCGATAAAAGACTCCGTAGGAAATCTAGAAAATAATGTAGATTTATAAGTTGGTAAAACGTTTGCACATTCTGTATATAGTTGTGTGCAAACGTTTAATTTTTTGCTTTTTTCTGCAGCTTTACATCCGCAGGTTCCGTTAAAATCATTGACACTACTTATAAATCTTGCAAATACAGGATTTAAATTTGTAAATCCGTTGTTATTCAAAAAATAAAAGAACTCTGTTAGATTTGTTATTATCATACTGATGTTTTTTTATATATATTAAATCCAACAATTGATAATACGAATATAATTGAAAAATTTAATATAGATGGTGTAAATAATACACTCAATATAATGCTTAACCACGTTGTGAAACATATTGGACATGTTATTAATTTAGTAAAAAAGTTGTTATGATTTGCTAATAAATATGAATGATATGTGAGTTCAAAGTTTAATTTTTTTGCATTTAAATATTCGTTAACTTTGAACCAATCAAGTCTGAATAATTTTATATATTCAACGAATGCTTCGGTTTCAAACCAGATTATATTAACGAACAAAATAAAACATGTTATTGTTATCATAGATATTCTAATGGTAATGTGAATGGAGGATTGTTTACAACAATGTTTTCTGATATTCTATTTACGACTTTATTTACTTTTATATATATAGAATCGTCCAGAATAAATTCTCCGGTGTCAGTTTCATTTAATGAATTTTTTACAATGTCTTGGAGTTGTCTTAGATGATTGATTGTATTGTTATTTGCTTTATTTAAATTTAATGAGATAACAATATCGTCATCTACAATGTTGTTACTGAATATGTCTTCAAAATCAAATGTTCTATATGAAGATTTTAAGTTTTTCCATGTTTCATCTGAAACGTTCAACAATCTATTTGCATAGTCATGGAACGTATTATACTCTCGTTTCAAACTTTCATATGATGATTGATTATCTACACCGATTTTGTTAAACAGAAAATAATTTTCTAATATAAACCGTTCATTATTTTTTACATTATTAAAATTAATTGAAATATTATATTTATACTCATCTCCGTCTTTTTGAGTATTGTGTTTAAATTTGCCCCACTTTCTCAAAAATCTAGTCATTTCAATTTGATCTGCTATACTTTGTAATTTTGTTTTTTCTTGGTTTTCTTGTTTCCACCATTCTTTACCTCTAGACGATGTGCATGTAAAATGATATACAATTGCATTCCAATCTTGTTTAAACTTCATTCCATTTAAACACATTCTATACAAGATATCGGAATCTTCTCTTGAACGTCTGAACAGAGTATCGTGTCCGCCGATTTCTATCCATTTTTTTCTATAAAGCGTAAATGGAGCGAACCAATAATCTGTTAATTTGTTTTGTTTTTGTTGTTGGGAAAATTTTTGAAATTCGTCAAAGTTAAAATTTTGAGGATCTAATCCAAAATCAAAGGTAATTTTTTCTGAAGAAGGTGGGTGTAGAGGTGGTTCTATTCTGGTGCTAGATATCACTGTGTTATCGTCTATATTTTTAATGATTTCTAAATCATAGTCTTTACAGATCACCATGTCCGATTGAATATACGAAACAATATCAGTGTCTGCCATTTCAAACATCAGATTAATATTTCGTTGATATCCTACTGGAATTGCGTTTGGATTTTTTACGATCTTTAAGTTCTTAAATATATTTTTTTGTGAAACTAACCAGTCTGTTGTATTTTGATTATCACTGTCAACGAATACAATAATGTTATAATCTTTTCTTGAAAGATTGGTCGCAAGTGACTTGAACAATAATTCAAGGTGGTGTCTTTCATTTTTACATGTATTTATACAAAATGTAATCATATTAATTTCTTAACGGTTCTAGATATACCTTCTTCTAATCCTATTAATGGCAAAGAAAAACTATTCAATTTCTGACCATATCCAGAATATGAAACACCTTCTTCTTCATTTAAAATTGTTATTTTAGGATTTAAATGACTTGTGTATTTGCAGATAATTTTAGAAACATCTAATAAAGTTGTTTTGTTGATATATGATATATTAATATGAAATTGATTATTAAGCAATTTATTTAATAAATAATCTGTAACAGTGACCAAATCGTCAATATAGAAAAAATCAATTTCTCGATTTTGATGTATAGTAATAGGCAATCCCTCTTTTATATTTAAGATGGATTTTTTAATAAATCGTGTGTTTTTTTCATCTTCGTTGAACGCTGCAAATATTCTTAAAATACTTATATTTTTATGATTGCCCTGCAAAATTCTTCTTACTATCAAGTTTTTTGACAATCCGTAAGGGTCTACTGGCCATCGATTTACAACGTCAGATTCTATAATTTCTTTTATTTCGTTTCGTCTATCAAAGTCTGCTCCTGATGTATAAAAGATAATAGGGATATTTGATGGTATTGCTTTAATTAAAGTCTCAAACATCATTGTATTTTCTAAAAAGACTTCGTGTGTATCTGGAACATCACGATATCCTCCTTTTGATGCTGCGTGAATTACTACATCTGGTGTGTGTTTTTCAATAAAAAGATTAACGTCACTAAAATTTGTAACGTTCATTTCTTGTCTTGACGGAGAAATTACAATGTGGCCTATATTTCGAAGTTTTTCAGATATACTTTTTGAAATATACCCATTACCTCCTGTTATTAATATTTTCATAAACTATGGACATGAAATACGTTCCCACCCCTCATCAGACGTATTGGATGGTTTCTTTTTAATATTTTGAGCTATTTCTAAGATTAGATCTTCTTGTCCCGCCACAAGTTTTCGATTTCCTAATTCAAATATTAATGATGAATATTGCAATCCATACAACTTTGATGCTTTAATTATTGGTTTTTCAAAACCAGAGAACAATTTGTTCAAGCCTGTTAATATGTTTATGGGTGCAGTTGTTGGCACGTTTTCTACCATATACTGCATTACGTTATCTGATTCTAAAATAACTTTTTGAAAATCTATATTCGTATTGTATCCATATTGTTCAAGAACTGGAATCAATGCTTCTAATTGAGCGTTTCCTGCACCAGCACCAAATCCACGAATACATGCGTCTATTATGTCGGCACCATTTTGGACTGCAACCAAAGAATTTGCTATAGCTAATCCTAGATTATTATGTCCGTGGAAACCGATCTTGATTGATAAATTATCTTTTAATGCTTTAATTCTTTCTTCAACGTCTTTTGGTAGATATGTTCCGGTTGAATCCATAATGAGGAATGTATCTGCACCATACTCTTCCATCTTTTTTGCTTCGTTTACTAGAGTTTTTGTATCCGCTAATGCTGACATCATTAAAACTCCATATGCATTTTTTCCTTTGTTCCTTACATATTCTATATGTTTCTGTGTAACGTTTGCTTCTGTTACATGACTTGCAATACGAAATACATCTACGCCAATATCAATTGCGGGTTGAATATCACGTTTTATAGTTGCCATTCCTGGAATTACATGAACGCTGAGTTTTGACAATTTTAAATTATTTCTTGCTACTGTTAACATTTCTTCATCCGTATGAGGAGATTGACCTATTAAGAGTGAAGATGCACCTAAACCATTTCCATGGCCGACTTCAACGACAGGAATATGTGCAGATTCTGCAAATTTACAATAATTCTCAATACTTTTTAAATTTATTTTGTGTTTTACACAATGGTTTCCGTCTCTTAAAGAAGGATCGTTAATTATTACATTTTTCATTTCTTTAATCTTTCCGCTACATTTACTGCTGCACAATTTATGATATCTAGATTTCCCGCATAACTAGGAAGATAATCACCGGTTCCTCTAACTTTTATGCTTAGTATTAAAATACCATCTTCATTAATTACTGGCATCATCACTAATTCATAATGTGGAACATATTCACGAACCATTTTTAATCTATTATTTAACTCTGATTGAAGTTTGTCAAAGTTTATATCGTTTGATTTTACAAACATTGTTGTTTGCATATCAACGCAGGGTTCTGCTGGATTTAAGTTGAGAATTACTTTACATTTCTTACAGTTTGTAAATTTATATATAGCATCTTCTGTGGTGTGAATATATTGATCTATGTTTAGTCTTGTTGCTATACCAGCACTCTTTGACGCAATCTGAGATACGATTTCTATATATTCTATATCAGAACAACAATTTGATATTAAATTTAATAAAGGAATAGAAGATTGACCACCGCACGTTACCATATTAACGTTTGAATTTTGTTTTATTGTATCGCCGTTAATGATCGGAATACACATTTCTCCTATTTTTGATGGAGTCATATCAATTACTTTAATATTAGAATTTTTAAAGAAATTCCAATTTTTAAGAGCAGTGAATGCATCTGTGCAGTCAAATACTACATCGACGTTATTATTTTTAATAAAATAATCCAACCCTTCTGTAGATGTATTTACATTGAGAGATTGTGCTTTCAAAATTCCTTCAGAATCTGCACGTCTACCAACAAACGCAACTATTTCTAAATCTTTTGATTTTAAAGACTTCATCAAAAGGTCTGTTCCGATGTTTCCTGTTCCTATTATTCCGACTCTAATTTTATTCATTTAATTTGGTCTACGAATTTTTTTAGAATTTTCACTTACACCTGCAATCATCGCATCTTCGATATCTTTATATGGTAGTATAGGAGACATTTCTTCTAAAGATGCTGGGGTAATAGTTCCGTCTTCATTTGCAATTCCCTTTACTTTAGGTAAAAATTCCTGATTTGGGTCCATATATACCTCTAACAACGTAGGATTATTTGAACTCAACCATTCTTTTATTGTATTTTCGAAGTTAGACCAATTATTAAGTGACCATGATCCAAATCCGAATGAATTTCCGACTTTTATATAATCAGGCAAACTAAGGCCGGTATTAGAATCTACAGATGTTTTGTGTCCTTTGAATAACATATTTTGTGTATGTTTAATCATTAGATATCCATCGTTATTAAATACTACAATTTTTATATTCATTTTATGATGAATAATTGTTTGTAATTCTTGCAGATTCATCATCATGCCACCGTCACAATTCAAACAAATAATTTGTCTGCCTGGATATGCTTTTGCTGCACCTATTGCACCTGGAAGTCCATATCCCATCTCTCCTAATCCAAGTGATGTAAACATTATTTGATTAGGTTTTAATCTCATAGAATAATGTCCGCTCAGCAATCCAGTTCCCATGTCGGTAACTATAATTGCATCGTCATCGATATAATCACATAGATCATTTATAAAATGATATGAATTTAAATAATTTTCCCCACCATCCTTATGACATTCTTCCAACAAAGGAAACTTTTGTTTCATTTTATTGCAATATTCTAACCACTCGGTATACTCATTAGAGAATGTTAGTTTTTGCAATTCATTTATAAAAATACGACAATCCATCTGAAGAACTTTATCGTATTTATTATCAAACTTTTTTAATTCAGTGGGGTCGTTCTCAACAACTATAATTTTTGCATTTGGTGCAAATCGATTTATATCGTAACCTGTTTGTAATAGTGATAATCTACTTCCAATTACAAGAAGAAGATCACAATTTTGAACTATAAAGTTCGAATATCGCATTCCACTTATACCAGCTCTTCCGAAATAATATGGATGTTCGTCTTCTAGTAAATCAATTCCGCTCCATGTAAGAATCGTAGGAACTTTCAATGATTTTGTTAAATCTCTAAACTTATCTTTCATTTCCGACAATCTAATGCCATGACCTGCCCAAATTAAAGGTCGTTTTGCAGTCTTTAATTTATCAACTACATAATTGATATCCCAATCTATAGTAACTGGGAGTGCGTCTACAGAATCAATTAATTGTGCGGACTTTAAATTCCATTTTCTTACAGATGTGAATTTTGATTGAACATCGAATGGAACATCTAACCATACTGGCCCTGGCCTTTGGTTTATAGTTACAAAGTGTGAATATTCAAGAATTGATTGTATGTCATCATCTGATTTTAATATCGTAGAATATTTCGTGATATCTTTCGTCATTTTTGCCGAATTAAATCCTTGAATTCCATACATTCTCAACCCTTCATATTTTTCTATGAACTTGGATTGTTCTTGTCCGGATATAATAATACCGGGAATAGAATCTGCCCAATTACTCAATACTCCTGTAATTGCATTTGAAGATCCTGCACCAGCGGTTACAATTGCAGCTGATAATTTACCACTCGTTCTAAAATAAGCACCCATTGCCATAACAGCAGATTGTTCATGATGAACACAGACAATTTCTGTATATCCTAGTTTATTTATAGAATCGAAAATGTAAGAATTGGCTGAACCAATAATCCCAAACACAGTTTTAATTCCAGCTTCCTTTAAATATTCAGCGATCAAGTCGCTTATTTTAATTTTCATAAATCGATTACCAAATGAAATTATTTTTGTAGAATTCTACTATACTTTGTAGTTCGGTGTCAAGATTACATTCATTTTTCCATCCTAATTTTCTTAATTTGTTGTCATCCAAACTATATCTGACATCTTGACCTGCTCTTGTATAATTAAAATCACAAATTTCATCTTTCCAATCGGATGATTGAACAGATGGTGATATCAATAACTTATGAACCTTTTCAACGATTTCAATATTTGGAAGTTCAATGTCACCTCCAATATTATATATTTCATTTAAACATTCATTGTTTTCGTTATTTTTAATGATAGTAATGACTGCATTTGCGGTATCTTTTGCATGTAACCATACTCGTTTTGGTGTTCCGTTATTATGAAGAGGAACTTTTTTTCCAAGATTTATGAATTTACAAACTTTGGGAACTAGCTTTTCTGGATACTGTCCTATTCCATAGTTATTTGTCGGTCTTACAATTATATATGGAACTTTAAAGGTTCTTCCCCATGCCGTTATTAACATATCAGCAGCAGCTTTTGTTGCGGAGTATGGATTACTTGGTTTTAACAAATCGGTTTCGGTATGAGATCCTTCTTTAATATCTCCATATACTTCGTCAGTGCTAAAATGAAGTAATGTAGGCATCGTAAACTTACTCTTAAGTCTTATGAGATCTAGTAGATGTTTTACGCCATTGATATTGGAATGAATAAATTCGTCACTTGATACAATTGAATTATCAACATGAGTTTCTGCTGCTGTATTAATTATATAATCGCAGTCAAACAATGATGTTAAATCGTTGATGTCTGAATTAATAAATTTAAAACAGTTTGGTCCATATTTTTCAAATTCTTTTAGATTTTCATATCTAGCCGCATAGGTTCCTTTATCTACGCCAATAACATACCATCCTTGTTCTAAACAAGCTCTGGTGACGTATGATCCAATAAAACCTAAACATCCTGTTACGTATACAATTTTTTTCATATTATTTTTGATAATTTGCTTCTAATTCTTCGTCTGAATATGTATAAGGTAATTTTTTTAAAAATACTTGCCATCCAAATTGAATCACTTCATAATGTTGTGTATAAGCATTTAAAAACGCATCAATTCCCAATTTTGGTTTTTGTTTTTCATCATTTGTATGAACTCCCCAACCATAATCATCAAATATTAATATCCCATTGTCTTTAAGAAGATACCACGATAGAACTGCATCGGTTAATACGTCAATTGCAAGATGAGATCCATCAATATATATATAATCTGCTGATTTTGGTTTAAATATATTGGATCTCAAAACATCACAGGATTTTCCTTGTGTAAATTTAATATTTTTATATGGACTTATATTATTTGTAAAATATTCGTTTTTATTTATGTCTATACAATGATGTATACTTCCTTCACCGTTTGTTATTTCCTCTGCACAGAATATAGAACAGTCGCCATTTAGACATCCAATTTCAATTCCATAAATGTTTGGTAATCCTTTTAGATGTCCTAAATGAGATTGCCAATTAGGTATCCATTTTTCAAAAAAATTAGAGCCGAAAAATCCATCTGGTCTTTTCATATGTGATGGATAATTGTATATGTTTACTGAATTTATTAATTTATACATATTTTTTAAAAAAATTATTTATGGTGTTTTCTACATAATTTAACTGATCTAATGTTATAACAGGACTTGTTCCTAAAAAGAAAGTATCAGTTGTTATTTTTCTTGCATTTGGGTATTTTGTTAAAACTTGATTTTTATCCATAAGTCCTGTGTATGCTGGCTGTAACATAATATTGCCAGCAAAATAAGGTCTAGTTTGAATCTTATTTGATTCCAAGAAGTCTACAATATCCTTACGTTTAAATTTACTGTTGTCTTTAATGGTTAACGCAAATGCAAACCAACTTGGATCTGACAACTCAGTTGCATTCGGTAGATGAAAGAATTCTTCATACTTACCGAATATTTGTTTTAGTTTGAAATGATTCTCTTTCCTTCTTTTATGGATTTCTGGAAGTTTCTTCATTTGTTCTAGTCCAATAGAAGCTTGTAGTTCAATTGGTTTTAAATTATATCCAATTTCATCATAAACATACTTGTGATCAAAGATTTCATCTGGTAATTCAGGTAACCAGTTTGAGAATCTATTTCCACAACTTCCATTCTTCAATAGATTAGCTTTTTTACCTACACAATAACATCCACGTCCCCATTCACGAAAACTACGTGCAATTATTTCTTGAATCTTGGTATTACAAGCAACAAATCCACCTTCGCCCATAGTCATATGATGAGCTGGATAAAAGCTACAACTTGATAGTTCTCCAAAACTTCCCAATGGTCTACCGTCATAAGTAGAACCAAGAGCATCACAACAGTCTTCTAATAGGATTAGATTATATTTTTTAACTATATCCATCAATCTATTCATATTAGGCGGATTGCCAAGAACGTGCGCAAAAGTAATTATTTTAGCTCCTTTTTTAGCTGCTTCTTCGACTTGATCTAGATTTAAGTTGAGAGTGTCTAGATCAACGTCTACAAATACAGGTTCAAATCCTACTTGCAAAATAGGATTCAGAGTAGTAGGAAATCCAGCGATTGGAGTAATTACTTTTGTTCCTTTTGGGAGATTATACAGTCTTTTAGATGTCATTACTAACATCATAATAAGATTTGAACTACTTCCACTGTTAGTAAGAATACCGTACTCTTTTCCAAATAATAGAGGAAAGTTATTTTCAAATGTAATAGCATCTTGTCCTAAAACTAACCATCCTTTTAAAAGTGATTCTATTGCTGCGATATATTCGTTTTCATCAAATAATGGTCCTGCATATTGAACCCAATCAACTCCTGGTGTCCATGTTTTATTAGAATGTTTTTCGTTTATGTATTGAGAAACCAATTTTAAAATTTCATCTTTTGTAACTTGCATATTAATAAATCTATTTTATGTAATCTTACATTAAATGTGATATTTGTCAATTAAATATTCACAATAAATTTTGTAAGTCCTCCGTATTAACGTTGTTGTTTTTATAATGATTTATAAAATCAATCGGAGATTGTCCTCTATATATATCTCCGATAATGTCAGACACAGATTTTACATCCAAATTGTTAAACATTTTTGCATGTATGTAAAGCATTTTACAACAATCTGTAGATCCTAGATTGCTATGAAATGGATCGTCTAATAAATTTAAAATATTTAAATAACAACTATTTAATTTTTTAATATTTTCTTGATAACCCATTACAAAAATATCATAAATACGATTGGGATAATGTCCAATTTTATTCTGTGGATTTATATTCCAGACTATATTATCACAACTACTATAAATTTCTGGAGAAGAAAAATATGCAATATCAGGTCTAGCAACAATTACCCAATCATATTGTTTATTGAGTAAATTGTTAATTTTCCATTTTTTATATAATTGTGGAATCATTCCCGAATATAATGTCGATGATAATTGATTTAATAAATCGACATATTTACTGTCTAAGTTGGATTTCCAGACTTCATAATCTTCTATATCTACAATAGCATTTGGTATATAGTTTAAAATATGATCAGGTGTAATTTCTTCAAATTCGTCTTTATAAATAATTTTATTTCCGTGATTTAAAGAAAGACCTCGGTATTTCCATGTAGTGACATAAACATCACATGGATATTTATCTAAAACAAAATGGTTGAGACTTTTCTGAACTAAGTCAGAGTCGAATGTCCTATATTGTCCTGTTAAACATAATGCTATTTTCATTGTGTTTTCATCCATACTCTGTTGTGACCACAAGCAAATAAATGTTTATACTTTGTAGTGTCCAGTGAATTTTTGATTGCTAATGCAACATCAGCATGACCACGGAATAATGAAGACTTTCCTAATGACAAATCTGAAGACGCATCGTCCATGACTAGTAGTCCGTTTTGTTTTAATAATTGATCACAGAACAAAATATCACTTACAACATCTTCATAATTGTGACTTCCGTCAATATAAATCATGTCAAATGGAGATTCTTCTTTGACCATAGATTTTATAGTAGGGTCTGTAGATAGTCCGTTTATTATCGTTGTGTTATTTATACTTAAATTTAAAGCGTTATATACTGTTCCTATACAATGTAAATAATCAGCATTTTCATATGCTGGAAGATATTTGTCTCCTGATTGATTTAGTGGAGTTACACCGTAAATTGATGGAGTTTTATTTAATTGATTAGAACACAATTGAACCAATGAAAGAACAGATCCTTTGTATACTCCGATTTCTAGAAATTTAAATGTATCAGGCATTTGATTTACTAACAACATCCACATATATCTAAACGGCACTTCTCCAAATCCCATAGAGTTTTTACCAATATAGTCTACATGAAATTTTAATGCATCATTTTCCATTGTTTTATTTTGGAATTCATAGTAAATTTCATCATTGGTTTTTTCATCGTTAGACCAATTTTTTACCCATCTATCAAAGTCCTCGTTCAATTTAATTTTTTCCATATTTTTGTATAATTAATTTGTTTTGATTTTCTAATTTTTCGGATCTTTTACTTTCGTTGTTTTCGTGAATTGAAAATATACAAAGAATTTCTGGAATTAGTTTGAACTTACACCCGAATTTTGCCATTCGTATCCACATATCCCAATCAGCAACAATAGAAAAGTCTTCTCCGTTGAAATTCCCAATGAATCTATGAACAAACTTTCTCCACATCGGATCTGGTCCAGCGAGACATGCTTGTGTTGCGTATAGATGATAATTGTCTGGAAATTGTAATATTTGTCTATTTTCTAAGTTTATATTGTAAAAGGTTTCATTTGTTGTTGTGGCAACATAATAATTGTATGCCATGTCAATATCAATATTATTATTTAACATGTCATATTTAATTTTAGTATTAATTGGATGTCGAAGATCGTCAACATTCCAGTTTGTTATATATTCACTGTTACAATTCGACAAACCTATATTCCATGCATTATAAACGCCCTTTGATTCTTTTTCTTTTATAAATTTAATATTTCTATAACCAGTCCATTGATCAAATTTAGAAGACCATTCGGAATAAATTACTATATGTTCGGTCCTATTAAACAGTATTTGTTCTTCAATATTTTTAAAATAACCGTCGATAAATTGTTCATATTTACCACCAGGACCTATTCCTGTAATTACTGATAATACGTATTTACGTTTGATAGCTGATGCATGTGTTTTTGCCACATTAGGCATAATATTCCATCTTGATCTAAATATAGATGTCAAAGAACTCACTTTAGATAAAGTGTGGGTAATTATAAATGGAGTTGATTTTCCATTTACAATGGTATTCATTACATCTGGGTCTCTATCATGTAATTGAATATCTAAATTTAATTTTCTTGCAAATATACTAAATAAAGTTTGATCGTGTCTTCCCATACCATATCCATCTGGACAGGTGCCGTCATCAATAAAATTATTTATGTCAAATGATAATTCATAAACAGGCTTAATGAAAGTATCATATACTTTTCTAGAAACTCCCATAAAACCGGCATCAATTCCTAATTCACTTAAGATTGATTGATCAAGATTAAACTTATCTATGATATGTTTTGGGGTCATTTGAGCAATTGAATGTCCACAATCACTTAAAAAATACCCATGTTCTGTTATATGTTGGAATAAACGGTTTACTGGTTTTAAGATTGTAGATCCTGCATCTAAATAAACAACATATGGATACTTTTCTAGAGATTGCTTAATGACTACAGGTTTCAACGAAAACAACCATTTTACATTTCTATTTATTCCTGTATTAATAAGTTCAAATATTTTAGGATTGGTCTTTTCAATTTCATAAATCTTAACCTTCTTGATGTTGTTTAATTCATTGATTTGAGTATCTGTCATTCCTAAATCAAATACACCGATTTCTTCCACATCATAAAAATGATAAGTGTGAATGCTTCCTATTAAATTTAATAGTAATGGAAAGTGTTTTTCGTCCGATACTGTAGAAAAATACATAGGAATAGAATCCGCTATATTTAGGTTCCAGTCTCCTAGATTTGGAATCGAAAACTCTTTGGTCTTTTCATTTATATATTTGATTCTATAATTTGAAGAGTTTGAAATATCTTCTAAGATATCACTTCGAACTTTTAATGGATATTCAAAGTATTCTTCTTGCCAGTTAAAATTTGCAACGGAAGCATCATATGCCGATGAATCAACGACCGCTTCATTGAATTTATTTTTTGTAACATAATCTGTTACTTTCCAAAAATACTGTTTTACACCCACAAAGTTTTTATTCAACCATTGCAGATGTGATATGAAAAGTTTGTCTCTTGGTATTCTGAGTGTCTTATTGTTAATTGGTAGATGTGTAGAATGTGTTTGTGCTCTTTTAAATTTACCACCTGATGCATATCTACCGATTCTATCTTTAATATTTTCTGCCCAAGGTCCATCTGTTCTTATAGTATTTTCTGATGTATATTGTATCCAATCTAGAAAATACGTAGCATCTCCATTATTTTGTAACAAATTTTCTAACTCTTCTTTTGATAATGATCCATCCAAATATTCATCTGCATCTAAACATATTATATTAGGGCTATATTTATTTGCAGTATCAAACATTGATTGACGGATATCTGTTTCAATAGTTAACTGAGAATCATTTCGATTCATCCTAATCACATCAAGGATGTTATATTTTTCTTTATTTTCTATAAGAAACTCATATGATCCATCATCTGATGAATCGTCTAGAAAAACAAATCCGTCCGCAAACTTCTTCCATATAGGAAAAAGTTCTTTTAAAAAGTGAAGTTCGTTTCTTAGTAATGTTATTTGAATTATCATGATATTATATTATTAATGTGAGTTAACCATTTGTTTTCGTCAAAATGATAACTTTCTTTAATTTTTCTTTTTGCATAAGCGCTACAGTCGTTATAAAAATCAAGATCTGTTTTTAATGCTGATGCAAGTGATCTGGCTTTAAATACATCATTAACATCTACACTTAAACTTGGAAATAATGTGTTTTGAGTATCTACATTTTTATTTCCAATACACGGAATCCCAAAATAAGCACAATTCATTGAAAATGTGCCTGCCGCAACCGTAGGCATCAAATTGACTGCATATTTGAATGAAGATAGTTGTTTCATCCAATCTGCCCAAGTAACCCAACCCAAATGTTTTAAGTCTGGAACTGATTCTTCTCCTGGCCGTTTACAATGCGATGACGGAACATAAATTGGACATTGAAATTCTGTAGCAACCATATAACTTTGGAATCCGCCATACCATCTACAAAAATTTCCTCCAATAATTGATTTAGGTTCTGTAGTCCATGATGTAATACATGTAGATGGATCATTTATCATTAAACTTGGAATATTCGCAATCTTTGTCTGGGGGAATAAACCATTGTAAAAATCCATATCATATACATTATGAGCAAAGATTACATCTGCTTCTGATAATTGATTATAAAAGTTAAATTGAGTAACCATGTCATAGTCATTGAAAAACCAAGATGGTCCTTCTTGAACTACACACACTTTTTTATTATTTTGTTTTAATGTCTCAATTACAGGTTTTGAATATATTGTAATGTCTTTATCTGGTCCATTGTAGTGCAACTCTGATCCTACCGCATTTAATTTTACCACTGATTTTGGAAAAATAATAAATACTGCGTCGTAATTTTTAATATCATTAAAGTTATGAATATAATAATGATCTGACTTAAGCGCACACATCCAGGCAAATTCTGTTCTCATGTTTCTGTGTGTGCGAGGAACAGTTCCTACAAAATTCATTTCTGTCAAAAACGCAGTTTTCATTCTTTTATATTAGATTTAAACCAATCATATGCCTGCTTTAATCCATCACGTAATTCAATACTAGGTTTCCATCCCATATTAAAAATTTTAGTAGAATCTAATAAACGTTTTGGTGTTCCGTTAGGTTTTGATGTATCCCATACAATATTACCTTCATATCCTACTATTTCTTTAATAAAGTTGACGGTTTCTTTAATTGAATAATCTTCACCATATCCAACATTTACTATTTCGTAAGACTCATAGTTATTCATTAGGAACGATAATGCAGACGACAAATCGTCAGCATTTAAAAATTCCCTTCTAGCAGAACCATCTCCCCAACATATAACTTCATTATTATTATTTATTTTGGCTTCATGAAACTTTCTTATCAATGCGGGTAATACATGTGAATTGGTTGGATGAAAGTTATCATTGATACCATATAAATTACATGGCATTACACTAATAAAGTTATCACCATATTGTTTTCTATATGCCTGACATTGTTTGATTCCTGCAATTTTGGCAACCGCATACCATTCGTTTGTAGGTTCTAATTCACCTGACAATAAGTATTTTTCTTTTACAGGTGTAGGAGCGTATTTTGGATATATACAAACACTGCCCAAAAACATTAATTTTTTTACTTTATACTCATGACACGCTTCTATTACATTATTTTGTATTAACAAATTTTCAGTAATGAATTCTGCTGGATATGTGTTATTTGCATGAATTCCACCAACTTTTGCGGCTGCGAGAAATACATAATCAGGTGTATTTGTTTTAAACCATTGATTTACACTATATTGATTTTTTAAATCAACTACAGATTTATCCACGGTTAGAATATTAGTATATCCATCGGATACAAGTTTTCTTACAATCGCAGATCCAACAAGACCCTTATGGCCAGCAACAAAAATTTTATCTGTTTTATTCATATTTTAAACCCTTTATTTTCATCTTCGGTAAACATTTTATTATAATTTACGTTAGTTTGTATTTGCTTTTCTATAGTTTTATTATGATGGAGTGCTAATTCGTAATCATAGGGTAGATGCACATGATTTTTAGATCCTTCTACTTTTTCGTGTAATCTGCGTTTCCATTCAATATAAGGGACGTTTTTAAACAATCTACCTTGCGGATCTGGCCAATTGACAATTAATCTGTCTTCGTATGGAGTCAATCTCCATCCCCATTGGCGGAAATTACTTTCATTTACCCCCTTAAAATCATTTATACGTGGAATCCAGAATAAGTCAATATCTTTATTCAAATCGATTATATCTTTTAAGTTTTCCAATAACGTTTCGGTAGGCAATTCGTCATCATCAATTTGAAATATATATTCACCTTTACAAAAACCTTTTCCATAGTTTTTGTGTTCGCTATAATTTCTATCTAATTTATGTTTATAAACTTTGAAGAAATTATTATTCGATACATTATTTAACATTTCTAATGTATTAGGATTATCACTGTAATCATCTAATATAATACATTCATTGTTTTGACCGTATTTATACAGTCTTTCCAAAAGGGTTTGAAGTTCAAACCCTGTATTTTTCGTAGTGACTAGATATGATATAAAAGGAGTATCCATTTTACTTATTTAGTTTTGGCATTTCAATTTTCTTGAGTTTAGGTAGAACGATCTTTTCTTCTACTGAAAACTGTGGAACGTATTTATCTAATATAGCGTGTAATGTCTTGTCCATTTCTTCTATACTAAATTTTGCAGAATTTTCTTCCGCTAACTTTTCCGCATTTTCAATAATATCTTTACTTGGAGAATAATAGAAATTTTTAATCTTTTCTTCTGCCAAACTATATGCGACATAGAACCAACTTCCTTCTTTTACCAACCATTGATTTACAGATGCGGGATTAATTGGTTTTACATTTCCTTCAAAGAAGTTACAATATTTTGGATTTAAAAAGTCCAAATGACCGCTCCATCTAGAAACAAACAATGGTTTGCCACTTAAAGATGATAGTAAGATTGGATGGCCGAATCCTTCACCGTGAGTAAAATTCAAATGTGCCTTTACCTTTGGATGGTTATAAAGAGAGTTCATCTCGACATCATTTAATTCACCGTGGAGAAGATATACATTTGGTAGATTGCCGCCTACTTCATCACGTATAATCTTTATTTTTTTAAGAAGTTCATCTTTATCTACTTTGGAGAAATTAGTTCCACTAGTCTTTAACAACAAACATGGACGTGGATCTTTTTTATCTTTAAATGCGTTTAGAAAACTTTTAATTAAGTTACCGATATCTTTTCTATCATCATAGATTCCTGTATGTGTCCATTGGCCGACAAACAAAAATGCAAATGTCTCTGGAATCTTATCCAATTCTTCTTGGACGGTTTCGCTTATTTCATTTGTTTTCTTATAAATTTTTGTATTTGCACCCCAGAAACATACTTCCATTGGTTTTTCTACCTTCAATGGTTGTGTTGTTCCATTTTCAAACTGTTTTTGATAATTTACACTCGCAAATGTAGACTTAACAAAGTTTGATGTAACAATGTTAAGATTCATTTTATTCATTCCTTCAACAAAATCACCACTTGGAACAGTTGTTTCAATTCCCGCAGTTATACCAATATTGTATTTACCATGTGGTTGAAACTCATTTGGAATACTTATCTTGATATATAAGTCAGGTTGTTTATTTAATTGACCGTTTATCAGACATGCAGACAGTGCTTTATCTTCTTCTTTGGTTAGATCATCGGCAAACATTTTTGAAGGACATGTTCCCCATCTAGTTGCTGCAATCTTTAAGTCATATTTTCCGTATCTTAATATGCTCTTTGCAATATCAGTTGATAAATCACCGTAACCGCTTCTGTTAAATACAGGCGCTTCAATAACACATAATGGTTTGCTCATAAATTATTATTTAGTTCTTCTCTTTCTTTTATTAAATCTATATACTTTTTTTCTGGAGTGTAGACCGGTTGTTTTTTATAGGACGACATAATTGAATCTAAATTTTGTTCAACTTTTTTGTCCGTGCTACCAAATCCACCTTCGCCTCTATTAGTAGAATCCAATTCATCTACTATGAAAAATTCAACATGTTCAACTCTCGTAACCTTTAATTGACAAATCTTGTCACCTTTTTTATAGATTTTGCCAACATTAGGTTTACCTCCGATATAAGTGTATAAAGGAGATCCGTCGCCGGATTCATGTGTATATACATTATAATCTTCTGGTTGCCAGATATACTTGAAACGAAGCAACACTTCACCACGATAATCTGCGTCAATCAATCCAATACTATTGGCTAATACTAGATTATACTTACTAACACTACTACGTGGAAATGCTAGAATGTCATAATCTATGTCAGTATGACCAAATCCACTAAAGGTTCGATCAGTTTGAACGGCTAGTTTTAAATTGGTTTTGTATTGAATATAATCAATTCTTTTATAAGAACCGTTTGCATTCAATTCTCCTACAATTTCAGGTTCACTGGATGCGATTATATCATATCCAGTGGATCGTTGCGTTCCTTTTTTAGGAACTTGACTTTCATTAGTATACGTTTCGTTCTTTAATATTTGTATTTTCATACTGAAGATATAGTATTATCAATTTCTTTCTTCAATTTGTCAATATTAATTTTTGGAATTTCCACTCCAATACATTCATCTGGTTGTTTATGATCGAAGTAGTCATTGACAGTATACAATTTAAAATTCTTTGGTTTTACATAATTTTCAATAGTAAAATCCATTGCTTTAATAAATTGTTCGCACATGTTTTTAGAATTAATACCACCTTCATTCATTGCCCAACGTCTACCTTCAATGCCACATTTTTCATATTCATCTTTGTTATTGGTTTTGAATAGATACCAATACATTATTGCTTCTGCGGTATCTTCCCATGTGCAGATGTCATCAAAAATATATGGTGTCGGAACGCTTCCTTGAATTGTTCTAACAGTTGGGTAGACTGCTTTTGCCCATTTTCCATATTTTTTAAACTTACCAATAGAGTTAGTTCCAAAGTTTTTATTGAATTTAACTGGAGTTCCGTCATCTTCTAATTGTCCAATTTGATCTTGTAATCCACCTGTAACATTGACTATTACAGGAGTTCCACACATAATTGATTCTGCGATACTCAATCCAAAACCTTCGTTAGAACTAGGCAATACTGTTACGGATGCGATATTATATAGAGCCGTCATTTCCGCAGGTGGTAGTTTTGCATCACTAAATACAACTTTGTAGTTTGGACACAATGATTTAATTACTGCGGGTAGATCAGTTCCAGCGTCTTGTGTTTTTTCTGTATGCAATACTAACGCACATTTCCTCGCTTCTTCAGCTGTAAGATTATCACAGAATGCTCTGAATGCCAGAATTAAATTGCTTGTTTTCTTTCTTTGAACGTTTCTGCTATTATAGAATACGACAAACTCATAATTTTCATCACCAAATAATTCTTTTTTTCTATTACGTATAGATAGGTGATTATCTGGCAACGGCTTGAATTCTTCGCTATTTATTCCGTGCGGAACATAATGCAACAAATGTTTATCAATGATTTTATCTTTAAATTTAAATGGCATATTATACGGTCTCCTTTATTACATTTCCTTCACTGTCAAATTCTCCTTCTAAAGAGAAACAATGTTCTGGTCTCAAAACCCATTTATTAATGTTGTCGGTTTGTTTGCTAATTGCGAACAATGAATCGCAAGATTCATAAAATGGTCTATTCCACATAGGATATGGTAAGTCATCCCAAATATCAAGATATGTCAATGGAATTTTCTGTCTAATTTGTTGTTCTACTGCATACAACCATCCCCAGAATCTAGGATCTGTAAAATGCATAATTGCATCTACTTTTTCAATTTGCATTACAGAGAATAGAATTTGATCATTACCATATCCATCAACTGGATATAATTTGACATAACAATCGTCTCTATTTAACATTTGATTGGTTGCTTGGTTTAAATCGACTATCTTACCTGCTTCTGGATGTTTGATTGCACCGGCGATTTGAACCCAATCATAACGATGGACTGTTCCGAGAACTAATTCTCTGCTCATAGTAGCAATGCCACTATTCATTCTTAAATCGTCACTAAGTAAAAGTATTTTTTTCTTCATAAGTTGTTTTATACTAATGCGCTTCCTGAAATTGTATATTTAATGCTTTTTTCTACAAACCCACTGATTTTGTATCCCCGTTCTTTACAATGAGTTCTTAGACTTTCATACAAATTTTTCGAAATTTGAATGGACCATTTATCTGATTTCTTTTTCATATATTACTATATATTAGAAAATCTTAGAAAAGTAATGAAAATCTTATAAAAAAATTATACGGGGGTCAAATTAAATGGTTTAGACGAATCTGTTACTTGAGATTGCGCAAATTCGTCTATTCTTTTCTTGAAAGATTCGTCGGTCAAATATAGGTTCATTGAACGATTGACTAAATCTTGTAAATAAAACTTGGTTTTGTTTGTTTTATTTTTGAATTCTTCGTAAAGTTCTTTTTGAACTTTTACAGATGTCATAACTGTTTCTTTGTTCATATATTCATATATATGGACGAAAAAGTTTTTGATATTTTTTTAATCAAGAAGTTTATCTGCCTTGGCATCACAGTTTACTTTATAGTGTGCGCAATATTTACAATTCTTCTTTGCTTTGCCTGGAATTTTAGGATAGGATTGTTCCGTGTTATACGAACCGTCGGCAGTAAAACATTCGGATACAAATTGTGAGAAATCGTTGAGAGATTCGACTATCTGTAATTTTCCATGTAAAGGTTCAAATATTTGAATTCTACTTTGGGGGAAGTCTACGTTTTCATACAACTTTCTCTTCAATATAAAGAACTCAACTTCAATCATATTGATAGGCAAGTTAAACTTTTTGGCATAAAATGCTTTATACAATAGAACCTGACTATACTTGACGGGATCGGCTTTTTGATATTTATTCCATCCATTCGTGCTGGTCTTAAAATCCCATATCTTAATTTTACCAGTTTCTTTATCTTTCAAGACCAAATCGATAAACGCAATAAATTCTACATTGTTCTTGATAGGCATTTCCAACGGAAGTTCTACACCAACAAATTCATATTTATTGCTAGGAAAATATTTAACTCTATTCTTAGGACTTATAAAAGTCTTTAGAATATCCTCACCGTCGAATATAAAATCTGTATATTCTTCGTCTGTAAACGGGAATTTTTCATTCTTTGACTTTTCTTTTACAACTTCATCATCAAATTTATTCTTGAACATTTCATATAAATTCAATGATTCTGCGGACTCTACACTTTCAGTATAAAGCTTCTTGATATAGGTTTGAACTGTATCGTGGATAGCTGTTCCGAAACACGTATTTAGGCTTGCGTCAAAAATGCGTTTACCTTCAAGGTAGTTTAGTTTCCAACTATAAGGACATTTCATCCACATTGAAAATTGGCTGAAACTTACCTTTTTCTTTTTGATTTCTTGTGTAGGTTCGGACATATTTATGATAGTATATACTACAACTAATTATGATCAAACATTTTATATCACTTATATTTTTTACGTTAACGTTACTTGGCGACGGAACATTTTATATAAATAAATCAAAAGAAACTGAAATAGAAAATGTCAAAAATAATAAAATTGAAAAGATAGAAATTGTTGTTGGTAAGAGTTATTATGTAAATACGAATAATATATCTTTATCTACATCTACGAACGGCGAATCATCGGTGGTATTCAGCAATGATATACTATTTAAGTTAAATCAAAATACTAAAATTCAAATAGATACGTTTGATCATCCAATAAAGAACATAGAGAATCAACCAGAAACTATTATATATGCAGAAAGTGAGTTACAGTCTTCTTTGTTGGAAGGTGAATTAGAAGTTGTAGTTAAGAATCCAAATTTAATATTGGGAACTATGATGACAACTATTGTGCCTAAATCGGGTAAGTATTTTATAAAAGTAGATGAGAAGAGTGTCACTGTTGCTTCGATTGAAGGTGAAATCAAATTGCTTGATACATTCAGTAAAAAAGAGGTCACATTAAAGACAGGTGATATAGTAGTGGTAGTAGAAGCACCAAAACTTACGGGAAGAAACGGTGAGGTGTTTAGAAAACAACATTTATTTAATGTTCGTAAGATGGAAGAAGATGAATCTAAGTTTTTCTCCTCTACATTGAATGATACACAAAAACAAAACGAAAATATAAAATTTGTGGTAATCGATAAAAAAGTCGTTGGTATTAAAATAAATTGATTTCTTGTTTTTAGTGTGGTATATTGGTTGAATGACATTATCTCAACTAGAATCCTTAAACGAAGATGAATTGTCTTTATTGTGGTTCATCGTAAATAAAGTAAATCCTTCTGTAATGTCTTGGGAAATGGAACCAAGGTTATTTTGTTCGATCAAACATAACCGATTGGTGGATAGAATAGTGCAGTGTGAAAAATTTATAAAACCAGAACACATGGATAAATTTACTGGTCTCAAACTTAAATTGGGTATAAACTAGTTATATTATGTATCAGAACATCTTTATTGATAGAAAAGACAACCAAATCCATTTGTGGGATGATGAAAAAGGATACCTTAAGTTTCCATTTAGAAATTATGCCTATAGAAAGAGTGCAAGTGGAACATATACGAGCATTTATGGAGATAAGTTAGAGAAGGTTTACAATTTCAATCCGAGAGATCCGTCATTGTATGAGAGTGATGTTCCACTGGAGACTCGTATTTTGATTGATGCGTATGAAGATAGTGATAATCCTTCAAAAGGTCATACTGTTGCTACTATCGATATCGAAGTGAGTTCGGAGGGTGGATTTCCTGTTATTGAACAAGGAGATAAAGAAATTACAGCTATTGCTGTTCACGATTCTACTACAAAGAAGTATACTGCATTCATTCTAGATAAAGAATGTAAACTTCAAGATAGTATAACTGAAGATGTTGAAATCAAAAGTTTTGACAATGAAGAATCATTGTTGTTACATTTTTATAGTAAGTGGGAAGAAATCAGACCTACAATTGTTACTGGGTGGAACATTGATGGGTTCGATATGACCTATCTCTACAATAGAACCAAACGTGTTGTTGGAGAAACCAACGCAAAGAGAATTAGTCCGATTGGTATTGCATATTTCAATAAGTTTTCCGAAAAGATGACTATTGCAGGTGTATCTTGTTTGGATTATCTGATTCTATATAAGAAGTTCAGTGGTAAGAATGAACCTAGTTATACTCTAGGTGCGATTGGTAAGAAGGTTGTTAATATTGATAAGATCAGTTATAAGGGTAGTTTGAATGATTTGTATAAGGAAGACATCAACAAATATATCGAATATAACTTGAATGACGTTAAAATCGTTGTAGCTCTTGACAAGAAACTTCAATTTATCGATCTTGCTAGAGGTATTTGTCATACCGGTCACGTTTCTTATGAACAGTTTGGAACTTCATCAAGATACCTTGAGGGTGCTATTCTTATGTATCTTCGTAGAAAGAAGAAAGTTGCTCCAAATAAACCTTTAGAAGGACGTGAAGAATACGAACAGAGACTTGAAGAAAATGAAGAAGGGTTTGAAGGAGCATTTGTTAAAGATCCTGTTCCTGGCCGTTATGATTGGGTGTTTGATTTGGACCTTACATCAATGTATCCGAATATCATCATCAGTCTTAACATCAGTCCAGAGACTAAGGTAGGTAAAGCAGAAAATTGGTCTGCTGAAGAATTTGTGAGGGGAAATCTTCCTACAGTTTATCTTGCCGGTCAAAGTTATAATAGTGATGATTTTAAAAAGTTACTGGTTGATAATAATTTCAGTATTGCAAGTAATGGTGCTATGTATAAACAACCTCCGGAAAACGGAGAGTGTGGAACTATACCAAATATTCTAATTAAGTGGTTCAATGAACGTAAAGAAATGCGTAAGATGGCCAGTAAGTATGCTGAAGAAAAGAACTGGGAATTATATGAGTTTTATGATCAACGACAAAAGATTCAAAAGATTTTGCTTAACAGTATTTATGGCTGTTTGGGTTTGCCTGTATTCCGTTTTTATGATAAGGATAATGCGGAAGCAGTTACTTTGAGTGGTGTTAGTATCATTCAAACTGCTAATAAGGCTATTAACCAATACTATAAAAATACGTTGGGTGAAGATGCAAACGACAAAGACTATGTTATCTATGTAGATACTGATAGTTGCTTTGCTAGTGCATTGCCTATTATCCAAAAGACTATGCCTGATATTGATTTGAATGATGAAACTCAAATGACTGAGGCTATTCTAAAGGTTACTGGCGAAGCTCAGACATATGTAAACAAGATGTTTGATATAATGGCATTGAGATTATTTAATATCAAGACTCATAGATTTGATGCGAAACAAGAAGTGATTGCTAAGACATCCTTTTGGTTGGCTAAGAAGAGATATGCCCAGTTCATCATCAACAAGGGTGGTGTAGTGTGTGATGAACTTGAAGTTAAAGGTATTGACGTTGTAAGAACATCATTCCCAGCAAAGTTCAGAACTTTTATGAAAGGTTTCTTGATTGATCTTCTAAAGAAAGTGGAACAAGAGACTATTAATAAGAATATTCTTCAGTTTAAGGAGGATATGAAGACATATAGTGTTATTGATATTGCTAAGAACACCAGTGTTAAGTTCCAGAGTCAAGATAAACGAAAGGATTACAATCCAAAGAAGAGATTGCCTTTTCAGATTATCAGTGGAACTCCTGCACAAGTTAAAGCGGCTTTACATTATAATGACTTGCTTGAGAAGTTTGGTCTTACCAAGATCATTCCACCGATCTTCCACGGTCAGAAAATTAAGTGGGTATATCTAAAACAAAATGAATATGGTATCGAATGTCTTGCTATGAAAGCGGATGGAACCGATCCAGATCAAATAATGAACTTCATTGAGAAGTATATTGATAGAGATACGATGTATGAACAAGAACTCAAGAGTAAACTAATTGATTTCTATGAAGTATTACACTGGTCGTATCCTAATGAAGATGAAGCTAAAGCTAGTGAGTTTTTCGGATTTTAAGTTATGAGTAAATATAAAGAAATGCTAACCATTCCGATTGAGGATGGGTCAAATATCCCTTTGTGCGTAAATGTTCCATATGTTATTTCCCATGGTTATAACAGAGTGGTTATAGGACAAAGGGGGCCGTATGTAGAATTCAATAAAAATCAAATCGTTGATACTAAATTGTATATACCAACCAGTCAATTATATAGATTAAGTGACCCAAAGGTATATTATATTGAGTTTAGAACAACTGATTGTAATGCAAAGGTATATTATCAAATGAGAAGTGTAGCATATGCAGATTATAAGATAGGATGTTTTTATATTTCACCAGATGATTTATATAAAGTTGACGGGTCTCCCTGCATAATTTTACCGGACGATTATACGGATACTGCAAAACAATTCTTTGATTTTGATATAAAAAGTTGACCATAAAGAAACCATAAAGTATAGTAGTAGAATACAATTAAATAAAAAATATGACAAAAGAAACACTAAAAACGTTCATTAACAAATATTATTTGGGTGGAACTATCGAATCGGTTAGAATTATCGTGGATAGCGCATCCAAGACACTTAAAGTCAATGCTTTGACTGACGACAAGAATGTATTATTGTCAGTTGTAAAGAACAATTTTGATGAGTTGGATAACTCTGAAATCGGTATTAATGATACTTCCAAACTATTGAAGTTGTTGAATGTATTGGATGACGAAATCAAGGGTAATTATGATATTGTCAATGATAAGATGACTAGTATTACCTTCAGTGATGACAAAACTGATATTCAGTATGTTACCGCTGACCTTTCAGTTATTCCGGCAGCACCACCTCTTAAGAAGGTTCCTCCGTTTAATGTGGAGATCAAGTTGACTTCTGAGTTTGTTGGTAGGTTTATTCAGGCGAAGAATGCTCTTCCAGATGTTGATACTTTCACACTCTTGATGAACAAGAAGGGTAAGTTGGAGTTTGTCTTGGGATATTCAAGCATTAATACCAACAGAGTTAAGTTGTCGGTTGATACCAATGAAGGTAAGGATACCGTGTCTAAGACTATTCATTTTAACGCAAACCACTTCAAGGAAATCTTGATGGCTAATAAGGATTGTGAAACCGCTGTCCTTAAAGTTAGCGATGCAGGACTAGCTACGGCTGAGTTTGTTTGTGGAGACTTTACATCGGTTTATTATATCGTTGAAACTAAGAACGTTGACTGATATACTGGATGTTAACAGAAAAGGAAAACCTACATCATTAAGAATTGGCTTCTTTTACCTGTTGTAAGAGAAGCCAATTTTACTATTAATTATATGAGTTTTATTGAATTTGAAGAAGTTAAACCGTCAGAAAATACACATTATCTTTGGGTTGAGAAGTATCGTCCAACTACTTTAGAGAATTATATTGGAAATCAACAATTAAAAGATACTATTAAGTCCTTTATCGATAAAGGAGACGTTCCACACTTGTTATTTTATGGAACTGCTGGAACTGGAAAGACTACACTGGCAAAAGCGATCACCAAGAACATTCAATGTGATATTTTGTATGTAAATGCGTCTGACGAAAATAGTGTAGATAACGTTCGTAATAAGATCAAGGGTTTTGCTAGTAGTGCTGGATTTAAGAAACTTAAGGTTATCATTCTTGATGAGGCAGATTTCTTGAGTCAAGAAGCTCAAGCGGCTCTTCGTAATATGATGGAAACCTATAGTTTGACTACACGGTTTATCCTTACTTGTAATTATGTAGAGAAGATTATTTCCGCGTTGGTGTCTCGTTGTCAGACTTATAAGATTGAACCTCTTAGTAAGAAAGAGGTGGCAATCCATATAAGTAATATTCTGTCTAAAGAACAGATTAAGTATGTTCCAGGCGATTTGGCATATATTGTAAATGCTTATTATCCAGATATCAGAAAGATTTTGAATTATTCCCAACAGAGTGTTTTGAATGGGGAGATCAAGATCAATCAAATGGATTCGGTTGGTAAGGATATTAAGGTTAAGTTAATGGAATTAATGAGAACTAAACCTTCAACTGCATTTAATGATATTCGTCAATTGGTTGCGGATGAAGGTCTTCGTCAATTCGATGAACTTTATCAGTTGTTATTTGAACGTGTTGATGAATATGCGGCTGGTAAACAGACATTGGCAATTTTGACAATTGCGGAGTATTTGCATCAGAGTAGTTTGGTGGTAAATAAAGAAATTACTTTCATGGCTTGTATTGCTAGATTGTTGAAAGAATTAAAATGACGGTATCTATTTATCTGATACAATATAAGTTATGAATAATAGTTCTTGGAATTTTATAAAAAATAAAGTATTATATGTATGTCAGTCTGGAACATCCGGATATGCGAATGCGGCTAAAGGTTATATTTACGAACTTTTAAATAAAAAAATAGACGTTAAATCAATACAATTTGCATGTGATGAATCCCACAAAAATCAAAGCTCTAACTTTGATATTTATATTAATAAGACTACTTCTATAGAATTAGAAAATCTAGATACTACTATTATTCATTCTACACCAGATATATGGCCTAAACTGATTAGTGATTTAAAGTTAAATACTGGTGTATTAATAGGAAGGACTGTCTGGGAATTTGAAAAGTTGGTGCCTGAATGGGTTGATTCTATAAATAATAGTGCGGTCGATTATGTGAGTGTGCCTACTGAATGGAATAAAACTACATTTATTAAATCGGGTGTAAAGAAACCTATATTAGTAGATCCTCATATATTTGTTTCCTATCCTTATAAAAGATATGAGTTAGAACATTTTTTAAAGAAAAAATCAATTGTTTTTTCAGATTCTCCTATCCTTGATAGACAATTTGAAGATGCCTATAAGTTTTATTCGATATCTCAATTAACGGATAGAAAAGGCGTATTAGAATTAGTAAAGGTTTTTTGCGAAACATACACTGAAAATGATGGTGTTATTTTGTTATTGAAAACATTTAGAGACGGTCATTCAGTAGAAGAACAGAAGAAATGTATTGAATCTATAAGTGAAACTATAAAGTTATGTAATAATAAAAAATATGCACCTATAGCCTTTATTAAAGAAAATTTAAACTTCGATGAATTACAGAGTTTACATGATATCGGAGATTGTTATATTTCGTTGGCTAAAGCAGAGGGATTTGGATTAGGTATATTTGATGCTTTTAATTTGAATAAACCTATTATTACTACTAAATTTGGTGGTCATGTAGAATATTTGGGCGAGAATTATGATGGACTAGTAAATTGCTCTTTAGAATCAGTAAATTCTTCCTCATTTCCTAAGTTTAATTTTGACGAATCGTATAAATGGGCAATAGTTGATTTGGATCACGTATCGAAATTGATGTTAAAAAATACGGATAATCAATTTGGTAAATTTTTACAAAAAAACCCAATCTGTATTGGTGAAGGTGTTTATGATTTGGAACATGACGGAAAATCTCATTTCAAATGGATATCTAAAGAACTCGACATATATGTGTTTGACAACACTATAAATTCTATTACTCTACATTTTATCGCGGAATTTGAGGGTAAGTTATACTGTAATAATAAAGAATACAGTTTTAGTGTGGGTTCTAATAATTTAGAAATAACTAAAATAAGTCCTAAAATAAAACTATTGCAAAACTATTTTGTTCCTTCACTTACATATAATAGCAGTGATACTAGAGAGTTGTCATATAAACTTTATGCAATCAGTTTAAATTATAAAAATGATAACATAAGAACTCTTAATATAGATTCTATTCGATATATTACTCCTGAATACTATGAGAATTTAAAAACAAACAGGAGCCTAGAATTAGGCGGTAAAATTGTGACTGAGTATGGTAACTATGGTGAGATGTTTATAAAAACGTCAAAACACAATCCAAGTGGTAAAATAAATTTAAATTACAACCAGATTTCATTCTATTCTCATAGATCTGGATGGGATTATGCTTTGGGTGGATTGTTTGATTTACATAATAACCGTGGAATAATTGTTGATGGGTTTTTGGAAAATGCTTTTGTGTGGAGAAAAGAAGAGTTTATATCCAAGAAAAATATTCCATATAGAAAGCCATGGGTTGGATTTTTTCATAACCCACCTAATATGCCTACTTGGTTTAGTGATAATAGTGCATATCCAAATTCTATATTAAATGATAAGTATTTCAAACAAAGTTTAATTTACTGTAAAGGTTTATATGTATTGTCGAAATATCATGCAAATTTCTTAAAAGCTATTATTTCACATATACCAATAAATGTATTATATCATCCAACTGAAATTCCAGATAACAAGTTTAATTTTGAAAATTTTATAAAGAACAACGATAAATCGGTAGTTAATATTGGATGGTGGTTGAGAAAACTAAATTCTTTTTATTTACTAAACAGTCCTTATAAAAAAGTAAGGTTGTTACCAAATAATAAATGTAAGGATACTATATTCAGATTATCTAAAGTAGAACGTGCTTTATATAACATTGAATTAACTGAACATCAAACTAAGTCCGTCAATTTATTGGATCATCTGTCTAATGATGACTATGACAAATTATTGACCGAAAATATTATATTTTTAGACTTATATGATAGTAGTGCCAATAATGCAATTATTGAAGCAATAGCAAGAGCTACTCCAATTTTGATAAATCGACATCCTGCAGTCATTGAATATTTAGGAGAAGACTATCCATTTTATTTCAACGACTATAATGAGGCTGAAAATAAATTAAAAAATTTAGATTTGATTAGACAGACTCATAATTATTTGTTGAACTTTGATTTAAGAAAGAATATAATGTTAGAAACATTTGTTTCTGAGTTCAGCAACTCTGAAATATATCAAAAGTTATAATTATTATGCGTATAAAAGAAATTTACTTCAAGAATACAGTTTATAAAGTTCCAATCGACGATTTGAAACATGTCAATGGATTTGATGTTGTTAAATTACCAAATCAAACATTTGTATATTATGATGATTTTGAAAAAAAGTGGAAAGTTGCGCCAGAAACTTTGATTGAAGAGTATGCTGGTAAAAAATATATAGATGTTGAATTTAACGGAGACATAATTAAATGTTTATCATATATTGATTTGGAAGAAGATATAGATAGTAAAAAATTAACTAAAATAAATATTGAATGTGTAGTCACCCGCGACGAAACATCGAAGATATGGAAAATAATTGATAAAAACAATCCGTTATATCAAATTTATACACAAGAAAAAACAGAATAATATATGAAAGATTTAACTAAAAAGTTTTGTAAAGCGCCGTGGGATTTTTTGTTGGTAGGCGACGAATATGCAACTCAATGTTGTTATATTCACAAAAATATAGGAAAATTGAGAACGGACAATATATTTGATGTTTGGAATAGTTCTGACGCGAAAGATGTTAGAAAATCAATACTTGATGGAAATTTTAAATATTGTAAACAAGAAATTTGTCCGTATATTCAAGAAGGAACTTTACCTGATAGAGATACTGAAGACGCAGAAATCCGATCCATTATCGATAATTACATCTTGGAATATGATAAACTCCCAGGATATATACACTTGTGCAATGACAGAAGTTGTAATTTAGAATGTCCAAGTTGTCGTCCTGAAAAAATTGCACATCATTTAAATGTTAAAGATTATGAACTTAATGAAAAGTTTCAATTTAAATTACTAGAACTTATTAAGAATAATCCGGATAAAATTATAACTATTAACATAACAGGATCAGGTGATCCCTTTGCGGCAAAATTATATAGAGAGTTTTTGTTTAGCATTGATGGTGAACAATATCCTAATTTAAAGATTGGTTTGCAGACAAATGCTGTAATGATGACACCTAAATATTGGGAAAAAATTAGTAGAATTCATAATAACATAGTTCATATATTAATTTCATATGATGCTGCAACAGAAGAAACTTATAATCAAATACGTGTAGGTGGAAATTGGAAGGCATTAAATGATAATACTAAATTCTTAAAAGAACAAATTGAAGTAAACAAATATACTTTTTATGTAGAAATGTCTTTTATTTTACAACAGAAGAATTATAAAGAATTGCCTCAGTTTGTTGAACTTGCAAACGATTACGGATTTACACCGGCACCATATTTAATTTATCCTTGGTATGAATCTACATTTTTTACAAATGCTATGGTTTATAAAGAAGAACATCCAGAGTATAATGAATTTATGGATATGTTAAGACATCCTAATTTTGATAAATATAATGTTAAATGGGGAAATATAACACCATATAGAGAATTAGCTATTAAATAATATGAAGCAAGAAATTAAAGTTGCTGTGATTGTATCATCAAGATACAGAAAGTATAGTGAAGTTTGTTTAGATATTTTTAATAAATATTTTAATTATAGTGATGACGAGATTGACGTAAAAGCTGATTTCTTCGTCCACACTCATGAAAAAACTTGCGATTTAAATTTTGATAAAACAAAATTTTCTCAGAATTTATTGACATCGGAAGATGTCAACAATATTAATAACATATTAAAACCTAAAAAATTAGTTATAGAAACTAATTATGATAATATAAAATCGAAAGTTGAAAATTATCAAGATGACAAATTTGTATTTTGGTGTGCAAATGAAAAATATAATAATGACTTTCAACGATTATATCAATATCACAGTTTTGAAGAAGGTGTTAAATTGATGGAACAATATGAAATTGAAAATAATATTTCATATGATTTAGTGTTTAAATTAAGACCCGATTTATTTTTAGATTTAAATAATCATTATAATGGTTTGATATTTAAATATCCATTTAACTGGGAAAATAATTTTAAAGAATTGCAAAACAAAGATGCTAGATGGGCAGATTCTTATAGATTAACAAATACAATATTTGCACACGATATATCAATAGTAAATGGTCGTCCTAAAATGTGTGACACAACCTTTTTAGGATCTTCAAATAGTATTAAATTGTTTACGAAAGATTTTACAAAACAAATCATAGAAAATATGTTATTTGTATATAACACATATATTAACAATGAATCTCTCAGAGATTGTTTGTTAACTCCTGAATCTGTAATTACTGGACATATTATAGAGAAACAATTTACGTTAATATCGATACCATGTTCTGTTTATTCGGCTGTATGTATACGTTCAAATTACATAAATGGAAGCACATTTGGTGAAGTGTGTAGATTATATAATGAATTTTGGCAAGGTGAACGAAATAGATTATTAAAGTAAAATGTTAATATGAAGTGTATAAATAATGTAAAATTTTATGCAGAATGTGTAAATCATGCCAATTTAGATGTAACAATTGTTTTTTGGTCTGATTACATACATGATTTATTTCCATGGAGAGAAAAATGGTGGATAAATGATTATTTTGAAAGATCAACTTTACATAAATCTTTAGAGTCTAAATTTAACAACTGGATATCCGATGTTAATCATATTGAAGAATTGTATATGATTTATGAAAATGATGAGCAGGTATATGGACATAGTGTGATGAATTTTTGTAGAAGAATAGAATCATTTCCTAAAAATGTGCCTATTTTAGTTACCAATTTTTCATTATATATGTTGGAGTTATATGATTATTTTAGAAAAGATGGATATAACATTTTAGATATGAAATCGGTTATTGATATTATTTGTAATAAAAAAATAATTGTTAAAAATATGTATTTTGATGAACATCCTTGTATTGTATCAATGGGTGGAATGTATGACTTTTCTAATATTAGAAAATTAATACACAAAGATAATATTGTTTTTATGAGAAAAGACGCTTCTACAGGCTATAACCGAAAATTAATAAATTCTGAAGATGTTAGGGAACTGTTTATAAAATACAATTTTGTCGTAATAGAAAAATTCTCTGATTTAAGTTTTTATGAAAAAAAGATTTATTTAAACAATTTTAAAAATATTTTTATAGAAGCTGGATGTGGATTAATAAATTTGTTTTTAATCGAAAATCCAAATAATGTAAATATATATAATTTACAGGCACCTTCTTACGATTCCTCATATGTTTATTCTAATATTTCTAATTTAAACGTTACTAGTTTAGAATTTGGAGAATTATGTAAAGATTCTCCGTTATATGGTAATAAAATCGATCCTTGTAATGAACCTTGGAAAATGAATTTAGAAAAGTTAGAATCGATATTAAAAAATTTATGATTAGAAATTGTGATTTATTAACTGAAAATCAAGATTTAGAAATTATTTATACATATAAAAATTTTCCTGTATTTATGGGAACTTCAGTTTCTTCTATAGAGACTGATGTTTTACAAGATTTAAATATCGGTATAAGTTTATCATCAGGGTTAATTCAAATCACAAATCCAGCGCCTATATATCAAGTTTACAAAACCTCACATGGATCTGGGACAGTTGGAAGTTCTTGGAAAGAACATCATGAAAAATTTGCAAAGTTTTTATACGAATCTAATCCAACGAAAATATTAGAAATAGGCAGTCATCATACAATTCTATATGAAAATTTTAAAAAATTAAGCAATAATATAGATTGGACTATAATTGATGTTAATATAGAAAAAAAATTAGGAATTAAAACTATTAATTTATTCTTTGATGAATTCTTCGAAACCGAGGAAAAATATGACACTATTGTGCATTCACATCTTATCGAACATGTATATGATATAAATAAATTTTTATTAAAATGTAAAAATATTTTGAAAAAGAATGGAAATATGGTGTTTTCGATTCCTAATATGAGTGAAATGATTAAAAAATTTTATACTAATTGTATTAATTTTGAACACACATTTTTATTGTCCGATGATTATTTAGAACTCTTTTTATGTAAACATGGATTTTCAATAATAAAGAAAGAATACTTCAGAGAAGAACATAGTATTTTTTATACTGTTACTTTTTCAGGACACACAAAGAAATATACATTTTTACAAGATGAATATTTGAAAAATAAAACCATTTTTTTGAAATATGTTGAATATCAAAAAAAATTAGTAGAACAGTATAATACTGCAATTAATAATTTTGACGGAGACATATATCTTTTTGGCGCTCATGCCGTGTCGCAATATCTTATATCTTATGGACTAAATACCGATAAAATAAAATTTATATTAGATAATGATATTAATAAATTAAATACACGATTATGTGGATCTAATTTACGAGTAACGTCTCCATTACAAGAATTATCAAATCAAAAATCTTCCATGGTTATTTTGAGATCGGGAACCTTTAATAATGAAATTAAACATGATATATTAAATAATATAAATAACAAAATAATATTTATTGAATAATTTGTCCACGAATTGATAATAAAAGATCAGCTTCATGCATATATTTATTTAATAATTATAATTCTTTTTTCACATTCTAATTCATCGAGAATAATATAATCAATTTTATTATCAGTTGACCATTCATAAAAAGCTTTTTGTTCGTGTTGTTTATGTTCTTCAATATCTTTAAAGTTATAATACCACTCATCAAAAACAATTACTGTTCCTGGTTTTATGTAATTTGTTAGATTATACAATACTGTTTTTGTCGAACTGTATAGATCACAATCTATGTGTAATAATGCTATAGTATCCGCCATTTTAAGATATTCAGGTAATGTATCTACAAACCATCCTTTAAAGAATTCTACATTCTCAATAATTGGTATTATTCCCTCGGCATTGAAATATCCTTTTTTTTCTTGAGTTCCAGTCCAATCTTCAGGCAAACCTTCAAAACTATCAAAACCAAAAATTTTAAAATTTGATGGTAATTTATCTCTTAAAAATCGAATACTTCCACCTTTATATACACCGAACTCTAGAACGTGTGTATAATTATAATTTATAATTTCACACGCTTTATTTAAAGTTAAACTCATAACATTTTACTATATATATATTGACAACATCAAAATGTTGAATTAAAGTTTGTTATGAATATTATGAATACACAAGAAAATAGACCGTGGGGAACTTATACTGTTTTGTTGGATGACGACAAATGCAAAGTTAAAAAGATAGTAATAAGATCAGGACAATCACCAAGTTATCAATATCATTTTAAAAGAAATGAATATTGGATTGTTATTAAAGGAAAAGGAACATTGAAGTTAGATGACGTAGAACGTGAGTTAAAAGAAGGAGATTCAATTTTTATTCCAAAAATGAGCAAACACCAGTTTAAAAATACAGGAGATACTGATATAGAATTTATTGAAATTCAAACCGGTGAATATTTTGGAGAAGATGATATTGTAAGGCTTCAAGACAATTATGGGAGGGTTTCTTAAACATGAAAGTATTAATAACAACAAGTGGTTTGGGTAACCGATTAGGTAACATAACAAAATATACAAATAAAAGTCTTGTAAGATTGGGAAAGTTACCCACATTAAGTCATATTTTAAATTCATATCCAAAAGATACGGAATTTGTTATTACAGTTGGTTATTATGGAAACCATGTGAGAGAATATATAAAATTGGCACATACGGATCTTAATGTAACATTTGTGAATGTAGATAAATTTGAAGGACCAGGATCTAGTCTATTGTATTCAATGACATCCGCAAAAACACATTTACAATCGGAATTTATATTTCATGCATGTGATTCAGTGACACAAAATCCTATTAAATTTGACGAAGGTAACATATGTATATCCTCTCAAAAAGACGATAATAGTCAGTATAGAACATTGAATCTATCTGATAATACTATTCTTAATATAGAAGAAAAAGGTTCTTTATCGTCCAATAACATCCATATAGGAATCGTTAAGATTAAAGATTATGAAAAGTTTTGGGAAATTACAGAATCGTTATTGAGTGATTACCCTACAGATACTACATTAGTAGATTGTCATGTAATAAACAAATTGATTGAATCAAAAATACCTTTTAAAAATCAATCAATAAATGATTGGTATGATATCGGAAACTCTAAAGCATTAAATGATGCCAAGAAGATATTTGAGAATGATTTTAAAATTTTAGATAAAGATGAAGAAAACATATTTTTGTTTCCTGATTTTGTAATTAAATTTTTCTATGATAAAACTATAGTAAAAAATAGAGTAAACAGATTAAAACATTTAAAAAATTATGGTCCTACTCTCATAGACTATACGGATAATTTTTATAAGTATAAGTTTGTAGAGGGACAATTAGCGTCTGATAATGTTGATGCTACATTATTTTATAATTTATTAACCGATCTACAATCTAATTTTTGGAATGAAGTTTCTTCAAACGATACGTTTTATGATAAAACAAGAAAATTTTACTTTGATAAAACAAAAGAAAGAGTTTCTATGTTTTATAAATCTGTGGGACATAAGTATGAAAATATAAACATCAACGGATTGAAGATTGATAAATTTGAAGATTTGATTTCTAAAATACCAGAAAATTTACTTTGCACCAATAAAAAATGTTATTTTCATGGAGATTTTATATTAGATAATTTGATTATAAAAGACGGAGTATTTAAATTTTTAGATTGGCGTCAAGATTTTTGCGGTGAAATTGATGGAGGTGATGTATATTATGATTTGGCTAAAATGAATCATTCATTATACTTTGATCATCATTTGATTACCAATAATAATTTTAAATCCGAAGAGTGTGAGAATTATGTAAACATAGAATTATTGTGTAAATTTTCATCTATAGAAAAACGTGAAAAATTTAAACAATTTATAAAAAATCATGGTTATAATGAAACTAAAATTAATATTTTAACGTCAATAATTTGGTTGAATATGTCGCCATTACATATTTATCCTTTGAATAAGTTCTTATATTTCTTAGGAATATATACGTTACAGAAACAATTGAATGAATTGTAAACTTTACATAGGATGTGTTACACGTAATACTGTTGATGCAACAGTTGAATATGCTAATTTACACAACGTCTATTTGGGTCTTATACCCAGTAGACGACAAGTTGATTTTGATGGTGGGTATATAAGCTTTACTAATAAAACATTATTTGAATATGTAAAAAGTAGAAGTAATAATGTTATTTTAGAAAGAGATCATGGTGGACCATTGCAAGGAAAAACAATAGATGATGGATTGATTTCTCTGAATGATGACTGTCAATATTACGATATAATACATATAGACCCTTGGAAAAAATATTCTTCATTTGAAGAGGGTATGTTATGCACAAAATTTTTAATTGAAAGATGTTTGAATAATAATAAACATATAAAGTTTGAAATTTCAACTGAACAGAGTATTAGAGAATTTAAATTAGAAGAATTGGAAAAACTAATAGAAGAATGTAAAAATTATAATTTAGAGTATATAGTAATCCAGAGCGGAACCAGTTTGAAAGAAAATGTAAATACAGGTGTATATGACCGAGAGAAATTGATTTCTTTTGTCAATGTGGTTCACAAATATGGGTTAAAAACAAAGGAACATAATGGTGATTACATCGATTCGAATCTGGTAAAAGAGAAATTTAATTATGGATTGGATGCAATTAATATTGCACCTGAGTTTGGATTGATAGAAACTAATTGTTATCTGGAACATTTGACGAATAATAAAAAATTGTTAGATGTTTTTTATCAATTATGTTATGATAGCGGTCAGTGGAAGAAGTGGGTCAATAAAGATTTTGATACTAACAACAGAGAAAAATTAATTCAGATATGTGGTCATTATGTTTTAGAAAATGAAACATTTAAAAAAGAAGTAAAATATAAAATTGACGATTTAACAGATTTGATTAAACTTAAGATTAAATCAAAAATCAACAGTATACTTATATGAACCCAAAAACAATTTTTTGTGATATAGATGGAACATTAATAAAACATTGTTCTACATTTGAATCGTCCAAGCCTGATTTTAAAGCGGAAGTTTTACCTGGAGTTATTGAAAAATTAAAAGAGTGGACTCTTAAAAATTATAGATTGATATTAGTGACAGGAAGAAAAGAGTCGCAGAGAGAGGTAACTGAGAAACAGTTAAAAGAAATTGGGATAACATATGATATGTTAATTATGGGCGTTGGACGTGGATCTAGAGTTATCATAAATGATATGAAACCTGATGGCACTATAACTGCAGAATCATATTGTTTGGTAAGAAATGAAGGATTAATTTCGTTAAATGTATAAAGTTAATTTATATTATTGGAATAACGGTGTGGGTGTAGTAAATGACGCTATTTTAATTAAAACATTACTATCCGATCACGATGTTGCATCATATGATATATCCAAAACAAATGAATATAGAAAAGGTGATTTAGGTATCTTTATACAAAATATTCATGCCGATCAACTTCCAAATAATAAAAAAAACATATTTATCATAAATGAAGAGTGGTTAAATCAAGATGAAGTTTTATTCTTGAGTCAGTTTGATTATTTGATCGTTAAGTCAGATTATGCAAAACAATTGTTAGTTCCTTACCACGCAAATATAGTCCAAACTGGATTTTTTAGTTTAGATAGATATTTCTTTCCTAGAAATACTGGAAAAGTATTACATTTTAAAGGTAAGTCAATTCAAAAGAACTCCGAACTTATATACAATTATAAAGATAGTATAAAGGTATTGGACTCTGAGTCTGAATATTTATCTGACAGTCAAGTTGATGGTGAACTTAATACTCATGATATTCATATTTGTTGTAGCTTATATGAGGGTTGGGGACATTATTTATGGGAAGCAATGAGTTGTGGTAAGTTGGTCATATGTAGTGAAATACCTGTATTTAAAGAGTATTTAGATCCCGATTTGGTAAAATTTATTCCCACTAAAAATGTATGTAGAAGTGTGTTGGGGTATAAATTTTTAGATAAAAGTAAATTTATTCCAGGCGTTAGTTATAGATTTAGAGAGGGTCATTTTGTCGATAGATCTAAATTTGATGAAATGTTAAAAAATATTGATGAACTATTAGAGTTTCAGAGAAAAAATAGTAAAAATATAAGAAACCATTTCTTGGAAGTGAATGATAAAAACAAAAGGAAATTTTTAAGTATAGTTAACTATATAATGTAATTTAATCGTTTTCAAAGATAATTATATATATGATTCTTAAAAACCGTGTATCAATATTGTTTCTTCATTATAACCGTTCTGATGTTACTCTTCAAAATTTTGAGCGAATTAAGAAGTATAACCCAACAAAGAATATACACCCAGTTGGATTTGATGGTTGTGATCTGATTGAAGGTTCTCACGTAGTCACTAGAACTGATGATATATATCCAAATAATAATATTTTTTTAAACAGAGATGAACGGCCAATTAGTTGGTATGAAGCGGATATATTAATCTATGATTTTTATAGATTTAATCCTAAATTACCTGTATATTTTGTATTGGAGTGGGATACATATTGCAATTGTTCGTTGGAAGAATATTATGGATATGCGTTATATTTGAACAATTTTGGTCATGCTGTAAGAATCGATGATGGTTTATTAGATTGGTATTGGTATAATCAACTAAGTGATGAACAAAAAACAATAGAAAATCTCGCGGGTTTAGGACCAACTTCTTGTTTGATGTTTAATAACCAAGTTTTATCTTCGATGGTCAATCGTATAATATCAAATCCAAGACAATACGATAATATGTTTTCAGAAATGCGATTAGGAACGTTAGTTCAACAATCTGGGTTTCAACTTAACCAAATTGATAAAGAATCTGTAAGTTGGAGAGAAGATATTATAACTTTTGATAAAAATATGCACGGTTATTATCATCCTGTTAAAAATACTATAGTTTAAAATAACAATATATATGTGTTTTGTGAGAAAGAATGTTATATGTTATTTATCTAAATCGGATGATAAAACAATTGATAATTTAAAATTATCTTTGAATAAACTCTATAGTCATTACAAATATATATACAATGCCGATGTAATCGTTTTTGTTGAAAATGATTTTTCTGAGTCTGTTATAAAAGATTTAGAATCGTCATATGACAATTTAAAATTTAAAACTATCGAATTAAAGTCATCTAAAGATTTTAGTATATATCAAGTAGAATTTGAAGATGGTAGACACGAATACAAGATAGGTTATAGACACATGTGTCAATTGTTTTTCAGTGAAGTATATTCATATATACATGATTATGATTGGTATATGAG